TTCAAGAGCAACCTGCGGTTCAAGAGCAACCTGCGGTTCAAGAGCAACCTGCGGTTCAAGAGCAACCTGCGGTTCAAGAGATCAAACCATCAGAGAACGCATCTCTTGCAGTGAAAGTGGAACAACCACGCACAGAACCCTCTATCAAACGTCAACGTCGCAAACCGAACATCGGTCAAAATGTTCAAGTCCCTGTAGAGGAAGTACCTGTTGTCTCTGTTCCACCGCCGATTGTAGAATCTTCTGTACAAAATCAAGTACAAAACTCTCCTAAAGAGTCTATTCCTGTAGAGATGGTTCAAAATGTTGTTCCAGAAGAATCGATTGCATCTTCAAATCAAGAGTCTGATGCATCTTCGAATCAAGAGTCTGAAACATCCTCCAACAAAGAGTCTGAAACATCCTCCAACAAAGAGTCTGAACAAGAATCTCCTCTAGAACAACCTCCTGTTAAAGAAGAATCTCCTCTAGAACAACCTCCTGTTAAAGAAGAATCTCCTCTAGAACAACCTCCTGTTAAAGAAGAATCTCCTCTAGAACAACCTCCTGTTAAAGAAGAATCTGTAGAAAAAATCCCTGTTCAAGAACCTGTTATTGTTGCCCCTGTTAAAAGAAGAAAGCCGATCATTGGCAATAATTCACAGCCTGTACCTTCTTCTCTTATTCGATCCTATACAAATGAAGAGCTTCTTCAAGCATGGGATACAACATCGGATTTTGCAACGCGTGATCAGCTTGTCGCTGAACTGGAACGTCGCGAGTTATTTCCCAGTGGAAGTATGAACGCCTGGGAATATGACTCAGGTGCCTATCCTGATGTCAAAGATCCCCAGTTCTTACAAAAACTACTATCCAAGCGCGAATTCTACGAATCGCTCCAAGAGACATGGAAACCCAAAACCGACCCCTGTGAAGACAACGGAACATTTGAAGTTACCCCTGTTCAACGATTTGTATCGAATTTCATGTCCCCTAAAACTCCCTATATGTCGGCTCTCTTGTACCATGGAGTCGGTGTCGGTAAAACCTGTGCCGGCGTCCAAATAACTGAAGCCTGGCTCGAGTTTTATCCTCAAACGGAAGTCTACCTCGTCGCCCCTCCCACCATTCAAAAGGGATTTGAACGAACCATCTTTGATATTAATAAAGTTGTCCTTGGTGAAGGAAATGAACCCAATACTGCGTCTCAGTGCACAGGAACAACCTATATGCGTCTAACCAACACACTATACGAACGTGATCTCGCCAAAATCGACAAGGCGGTTTCCAAACTGATCAAACGTCGTTATAAAATCTTTGGATACATTCAATTTGGCAACTTTATCCAAGATCAATACAAATCCGTTCCCAAAACCATTCCTAAAGAGCGCCGAGATGAACTCATTAAGGAGATTCTTCGTAAACAATTTAGCGGAAAACTCCTTGTTGTAGATGAAGCCCATAACCTTCGTGAAGTTATGGAAGAAGGAGAAGACGAAGATATTGCCTTTGCAGGTGGAAAAGAGGAGAAGGGAGATGCCGCCGCTGGAAAAATGCTGACTCCATTCTTGCTCGACGTCCTGCGTTATTCGGAAGGAATGAAGTTCTGTGTTCTTACCGCCACACCCATGTACAATACATATCGTGAAATCATTTTCATGCTTAATTTATTATTGATGAATGACAAAAAAGCTACCATCGTGGCATCTGATATCTTTGACCGAGAGGGAACCATAACGGAAAAGGGAGCGGCTCGTTTGAGTGCCATCGCCCAACGATATGTTAGTTTCATGCGCGGTGAAAATCCAATTTCCTTCCCTGTTCGATTGTTCCCCCAAGTTCCTACATTATCAACCTATCCTACCATGGATCCACGCGGATCTGCTCTTCCTGCGGAGGAGACCTCCTATTATCAAAAACTTCCACTCGCCCCAATTCCTCTACAAGGAGAACCTCTTCGAGCAAGCATGCTTTTCATGAATGATCTTCCTACAGACGGAAAGGGATTGAGTACCATCATGTTGGAAAAACTCGTCCATGCAGGAAATGTAGTTGTTCCCGCAACGGATGCCACACGTGGCGACACGATTGAAGCCTATACACTTCGTGCCAACAGCGAATCGTTGTGGACTGTTATGGATCAGCAAATCATGGGTGGAGAATTACGTGTTCGTGCAAAAGCATCAGTTGGAGCCAAGTGGCTCGTAGAAGGAGAACTTGCCAATTTCAGTCCCAAGTTCGAATTTCTATTAAAGCGTATTCGAAACGCAGAAGGTTGCATCTTTGCCTATAGTCGCTTTGTCTCAGGTGGTGCTCTTCCTTTGGCTCTTGTTCTAGAAGCAAATGGCTACACACCTTATGAAAGAAGACCCATCCTTATGGATGGAATCCAGGCGCAAGGTGGAAGACAGTGTGCCATGTGTTATCGCAAAGAACGCGAACACGCTTCGGCAAGTCATGCTTTTTCACCTGCGTATTATGGTCTCATAACAGGTAATACCAATCTTTCTCCACAAAATGAAAAAATCATTGTGGCACAACGAGGCATTGCAAACAAGGATGGAAAAATCATTAAAGTCGTCATTGGATCTCAGATTGCATCAGAAGGTGTCGATTTTCGATTCATTCGTGAAACTCATGTTATCGATTCCTGGTATCACTTGAATAAAACCGAACAGATTCTCGGTCGCGCCATTCGTTTCTTATCTCACTGCGCGTTGGAAAAAGAACGAAGAAACAATACTGTGTATTTGTATGTTGCGGTGATACCTCCCAATGTATCCAATCGTGAAACAGCTGATTTATTGAGTTATCGTATGGGATTTCGAAAAGCGGTCCAGATTGGAAAGGTAACCCGAATTATGAAACAATCGGCGATTGACTGTAATCTGAATAAGGATGCAATCATTGTTCGTGGAGAACCACCTATGAAACAGATTGATGCACAGCGTGTAGAGAGAGAAGCGGTAAATATTAATGATATGCCATTTACCGCCGTATGCGATTGGATTGAAACATGTGATTATCAATGCAATCCTACTCTTCCCATGAAGGAACTCGATCTTGACGACTCTACCTATGATGAATTCTCTGCTCGTTGGCGTATTCACCAAATCAAAGAAAGAATTAAACAACTGTTTACCATTCAACCATTTTATCAATCCGAAGATCTATGGAATACATTGGCGGATATTCCACGATTGGCTATTGTAGATGTATTACACGATATTACAAATAATCGAGCCTTTCAGGTGAAATACAACGAAACACGTGGATACATTCGCTATTGTAATGGATATTACCTTCTTCAGCCAAACATATATGCAGATTTAACCATTCCATTGGCCATTCGCGTTGCAAGATTCCCTGTTAAACGGGATCAATATGCTCCAATTCAACCTGAACTATCGCACTCAGAAGAGGACGTGAAAGATGATGCATCCACTGCTCCTTTGGTTTCCGTGGATCGATTATGGATTGCCCTTACCCGATGGGTGGATCATCTGTCTCGACACTCTGAGTATGAGAACCCTCCTGGTGAAATTGATCAACGACGAAGAGATGTGGCACAACACGATGTCGAACGATTAGGTCAATTTCTACAAATTCTGGAAATGGTTCAACGATTTCATCGTTCCTTTCACCTCTCTAGAAAACAAAATCCAGAGTCATTTCGAAGAGCACTTCTCTTCTATTTTTGGGATGAATGGCTTTCCTTATCGGAACAACGTAAATTGGTTATGACCACACCGTCTGTCCTCGAGTGCATTCGAAATGATCAATATCAATTTGGAAAAACGTTGGTGAATCGATATTTGGATCCAAAATCGGGAACTGTGATCTTTGAATGTGAAAACGGTAAAGATTGTATAAAATCATTTGTGGATGAAATTAATCGTGATACCAAAGAACCCATGCGCACATTTAAGGTAGATCGCAATACAACCGGTGAACGATATGGGTTTATGGCACCCAAATATGGGGAGATGGTGTTTAAAACCGCCGAGGCGCCTATGCCTGGAGGTGTCATTCCTCGAGGAAAGGAGTGTGCCAACGTAAGTAATACGAAAGGCCATCTTTCTATCTTGATGAGTCTCGGTGCAATTTTGGAGAAACATAACAAAACGGACTTTCAACTCAATCGAGACAACCTGATGGGTTCCGACGAAATCAAAAATTCGATTCGTTTATGTACATTAATGGATTTGATTCTTCGATTTATGGATGAAGAGCAAATTGATAGGAAGAAATGGTTCTTTCGACCGATTATTTCGTTTTATACCGGTCATAAAGGTCTATTTCGTGGCAGCAGTTCTGCAGAGTAAATTTGAGGACATTTTTTGACAAAAGGATATTGCTAGACAGAAGAATGGAATCCACCGCTTTCTTTGAAAAGAAGATCAGTCTGACTCCAAGCGATTTCAATGAAATGAAAACCGTGTCAGTGGACGATTTGCTAACCAAAAAGGCAAAAGAAAGCATGGAGAACAAGTGTTCCGAGCAGGGGTTTGTTCTTCCCGGTTCCATCGAACTCCTTTCACGCTCCATGGGATATTTTGAATCGGCACGGTTTACCGGTGATGCCATCTATTATTTGAAATTGAAAGGTCAAGTCGTTTATCCTGTGGACGGAATGAAAGTAGCAGGAACTGTCATCCGTAAAAATAAGATGGGTCTGTACATCAACTACAAAGATGCCATTCGTATTCAAGTTCCACGTGATCTTCATTTGGATCGCCCTGAATTTGAAGAAATCCAGGTGGGAGAAACAGTGGAAGTAGAACTGAAGAGATCCAAGTTTGCTATCCACGATGCTTATATCCTAGCCAGTGGTATGTTCCTTTCCGTTGTATCGGATCGTCCAATCCGGCCATTGGTCGAAAATGAAACATCAACTGAACCCGATGACAAAGCTTCAGAAGTGGTTGAACGTGAAGAAGAAAGCGAAGCAGAGGAAGAAGAACCCGAACAAAGTGAAGCAGAGGAAGACGAAGATTAATGCGCTTGGTACATGACTTTGAACATCTATACGGAATTAGAAATGGCATCCCACGAAGAGCGAAAACAAATCTTTGATACCATCAAGGCCTTAGTGAAGCCAGAACAGGAAGAGATTTTCCGAATTATTCGTAAATTAAAAGTTCCTTACAGTGAAAATTCGAATGGTATTTTTTTTGATCTTTCTACTCTTTCCGATGAGGCCTTTGAACAAATCAAAGAATACATTCAATATTGTTTAAAGACACGCCAGGAACATGAAGATCGTCTCAAGGAATTAGAGACCATTCGCATTCAAAATGAGCAATATCAGGAGGAATAAATTTGAATCTAAAGCTCGTTATATAATACATTACCAGTATGACTACCCCTGCCAAGAAATATCAAAACATAAGCTACGCGGAATTGATTTCCTTCGCCGATCAGAATCCCAATCGACACCGAGAATTGGAGCCCATTGAGATTCGACCGTCTGTCCAAGACACCTCCCTTGAGAAATTATGTCTCAAGGGCTATACGGCCACCAACGTCACGCCCGCTGGAATTCTCAGCATCGTGGCCTGTCTTGCCGATCCGTCCTATTATTCCCTCGCACCGCAACATGTTCGTGTACAACAACTGATTGATCTCAGTACGGCATTGCAACTACAAACGGAAGAACTGAAACATACCTCCCTCGCACGCAAACGTAAACGCATTCATGACCTGGTGGCAGGAGCCTACAACGGTTCACGATTTGAAGACAAAGATTACTTTGATCTCTACCACGGAATCAGTCTTATGAGGGGTCTCCACTTTATCTTGATGAAAGAGTCCGTTCAGGATAAGATCGAAGGAGTGGATTATGACAGTGCAGTAAAAGGTGAGATTCTCTTCTCATCTGATCCGACCACCTGGAAAGCGGAACATCCCATTTGGATTGTTGATTATCGTGGGCGTTGGATTGCCACTCCCTCTGAATCAAATGCACAACCGATTCGCTCCATTCTTCCTACCTGGATCACCACCATCGATCAAAAGGGATGGATCATTCAATGGCCCGAAATCGAAGCAACCAAGGTAGAATTGGTAGAACGCCTATCCGTCCTTCCTGGATGGCAAGAAACCGACAAAAAGCACACTAAAGATGTCCTTTCTGCTCGTCTCGGTCGCGCCCTTACTATTAAACAATTCATACACTGGAATGCAAGCACTTAAATCACTTTGTAATAAGTAAAAGATAATGAGTCAGCTTCTACAGGGTCGGTCTGTTGGAGTTCACCTTCTTGTTAACGTCTACGATGTTCCCGACATCTCTCTCCTCGAATATCTCCCATGTGGACGAAATCTATTAAATCAAATCGTGCAGACGATGCAATTGCACGTTATGTCCCAAACCGGTCATCAGTTTGAGCCAAGAGGGTATACCTATGCTTATGTTTTATCTGAAAGCCATTTCACGATTCATACCTACCCCGAACATCGATCTTGTTATATTGATCTTTTTTGTTGCCACCCCGAGTTCAACCCCATTCAGGCCTTTCATCTGATCCGACGTCTCTTTCGTACGGAGCATGTACGATATCAAATCATACCACGTTAGAACATAAATTTGACACAGGAAAATCGTTAAAGCTTAAGGTACTTTTCCTGTGTCTATTAAGTAGAATGGACCTCTCTCTCGGACAATCCAAACAGCTCACCGCGTTTGTCGATGATTGGTCCAACGACAAGAAGATCGAACTGGAGACCAGTTTCGGAGAACGTGGCGTCGTTGATTCCATGACCTTTCTTCAAATCGCACAACGAATTCGAACGAAAGGTTTCGAGGAGATCCCGCAAGAGGATTACTTGAATATCATGACTCCGAACCAACTTCGTTTTACCCTTCGAGGAATCGGTGTCATTCAGTCGTATTGTCGCGATGATACGCTGCAAAATAAAGAATGCACGGTCATGTTTAAAACACGAAACTCCAGAGATAGCAATTTGGATTTGGACGAGTACAACATTCGTTTCAAGACCCGTCGTGAAGAAGAGCTGGGAATGGATGATCCCCAAGTGGTACAAATCGTGAGTCAATGGCCGACCCAACCCAAAGCGTTCCGTCTGATTCGTCGTTGGAGTTTCAAAGGAAAGGGTATTCGAATCGATTTGTCGATGGTACGCCAGACTCCAATCGATCACAGCCGAGGTGGTTTTCAGTGGTCCACCACTTTTCTTCAACGTAGCGTATTGAAAGAGGCGCCTCGTTATGAAGTGGAAGTTGAATTATTACATGATACAGAACATACAAAAACACCGGCAGAGGCTCTCAAATCCCTCATTCGTGGCGTAGGTGAAATTCAACGCGCCATTCAAAAGAATTCTCTTCTGATTCGCAAATCGGTTGCAAATCAGGTACGTTCAGAATACCAGAAAATGACAGGAACGGCAAAGATTCGAGGAGTCAAGCCTGTCACGCTTCAACTAGAAAATATGACAGATAAAATAGATGATCGGGTTATTAATGTTAGGTCTGGGTTCAATGTTACTGATAAGGCGGACGGCCTTCGTACCATGGGCTACGTCGATTCGAAGGGAGAATTATTCCTCCTCGACCAAAACATGAATGTCTATCGCACCGGTTTACGCAGTGTCGCGTGTGCCTCCAGTCTGGTGGACGGAGAATGGGTCACCCTAAACAAACACAAAGAGGCTCGAAATGATTATTTGATCTTTGATATCTACCACGCTGCGGGTGGAAAGAAGGTATCTCATCTTCCTTTCATGACTTATCAAGATGGATCAAAAGAACAGGATGGTCAACACCGTTATCGTATGATGACCGAGTGGTACGATCAATGGGCAGACGGTGAAGAAATCACCGCACCCAAACAAGTATCGGAATCCAATCGGCTTCAAATCATGCTGAAAGACTTCGAGTTTGGAACTCCTGGAGACACTTCCATCTTTACATCCTGTTGCTCCAAAGTATTGGATACTCCTCGTATCTATCATACCGATGGTCTGATTCTTACCAGTAATTCTCAGCCAATTCCTGATAGTGCCGATGTACGATTCGAGCATCAGTTCAAGTGGAAGCCTGCCAGTGATAATACAGTTGATTTCCTCATCAAGTATGAAGCGGACACGGAATTTCCTACCATGGACAAAATCACAACGACTGTGGATCCCAGCAACCAAACCACGATTCAACACAAAACCATGCGTCTCTATGTGGGAAGTTCCAAGAGCATGATCTCTGAGAATCCTCGTGCTGCAATTTTGGATCAGCTTCTCGATAAAGAACCCGTTCGAGGAGGATACCAGCCTGTTCTCTTTACTCCCGTTGACTTTCCTGATACCATGGCCAATACATGCTATGTATTAATCGAAACCAATGGAGATACGGATGAAGAATATGCAATGACCGCGGACACAAAGGAACCCATTTCCGATGAATCGGTGGTGGAAATGCGATATGAACCTTCGCGTGAACCCGGTTGGCGCTGGATTCCCTCTCGCATTCGTCATGACAAGTCGGAACGTTTGATGCGCGCCAAATCGACGGCGAAAGCAACAGGCAAATCGATTGTCTATTCGGGTATCATGAACGACGAAGCCGTAGCAAAATCGGTATGGAACTCTATTCACGAGCCCATAACGGAATCCATGATTCGTACAGGAAACGATGCTCCCAATGAAACCGAAAATGAACAACTCATTTCCATTCAAGCCGTCGATACGAGTAAAAAATACTATGAACGTAAGGCACCAAAACAAAATATTGCTCTCGTGAAAGGCCTTCAAGATTTTCACAATAAATACATCAAAAATGAGATTCTTATTAAACGCTCCCTATTGGGCGGCCGAACGAAATTGTTGGATCTTGCCTGTGGTAAAGCAGGTGATTTATTCAAATGGTTCTTTGGAGGTGCGAAATTTGTAGTGGGCGTTGACTATGCCGGCGAGAACATAACCAATCCAAATGACGGTGCCTATCGACGCTATGTGGATCTCATTCAAGACTTTAAAAAGAAGGCGATTCCCAATATTGCCTTTGCCATCGGAAACAGCTCCAAAAACATTGTAAACGGTGAAGCGGGTGCGAATGCACAAGAGTCCGATATTCTTCGGTCCATCTTTGGCCGTGTTGATCCAGACGGATCGGTTCCCAAATACATTGAAAATGTCATGGCGCGACAGTTTCAGGATGGCGCCGACGTGGCGGCTTGCATGTTTGCTCTCCATTACTTCTTCGAGACGAAGGAAACACTGGATGGATTTCTGACCAACTTATCCGAAACAGTGCGGGTCGGCGGTTTATTCATTGGTTGTTGCTTTGATGGCGATCTTGTCTTTCGTCTTCTACGCGGACTAGAAAGGGGACAATCCGCCAATGGAATGGAAGGAGATGTTCCCATTTGGAGCATTACCAAACAGTACGATGCCGTCGAATTATCTGCCGATGAATCCTCGATTGGAAATGCGATCGATGTCGAATTCATTAGCATCGGTTCTACGCACCGCGAATATTTGGTATCGTTCGCCTATCTGACAGAACGAATGCGCGAAATCGGATTTCGTCTTCTGAATAAGACCGAGCTGGCCGAAATGAAGTTGGCACACAGCACCAATACCTTTGATGTCAGTTTTGAAATGGCAAATCGCAGAGAACAGAAATATAACATGCGTGATTCCGTTAAGGAGTTTTCGTTCTTGAATCGCTGGTTCATCTTCAAACGAGAAGGAGAAAGAATCGCCGCTGAAGTTCCCAAGATCGAACTTCCTATTGCCGAGGAGGCTGTCGCAGAGGATGTCGGCGATGAAAAACAAGCTGAACAAAAACCAGAGGAAAGTGCTTATGATCAGCCACCTCTTCCCACCAAGAAGTTTGAGAAAAATCAAGTCTTTCTGATTGGCGCGGATGCACCCGAATCGAATCTTACTACGCTCGATGATAAACATGCGGGTAAATGGCTATCTTTATCGGCGCCCTTCCCCATTCCTGATCCAGAAGATCCTGCCATTCAGTATCCCACGGTGGAACATTATCTGGCGGGCATGAAATTGAAGGAGGCATCCAATCAACCCAACCTTGCACGAACTCTCATGAGCACCAAAGGACAGATTCATCAACAATTTGGATTTGCACGTCTTAAGGAAACGATTAATGAAGAATCGGTGCGTGATTTCAAGTTATTGGCAGATGAAGCCAAAGAAGTTCATAAGGAAATGTCGAAGAGTGTGCTAACGGGTCGCGGAGTGATTATCGATGAATCCATCTGGCAAGACAAGAAGGATGAATTCTTGATGAATGCTCTTAAATTCCGTTATCAGCGCGATGCTCGATTCCAGAAAATTGTGGAAGCCGCAAAAGCCGATAAGAAATACATTCTGTATTTGAGCAACGTAGAAGTTGGTGTTCCTGAACTCAGTGGTGTTCGTCATGGTGTGAAAAAGACCATAACCGGTGGAAACAAGGTAGGACGTTTTATTATGAAACTTGCTCGGTTTTAATTTAATTCTATAGTAGATATGGGTATCAACGCTAGTCATGAAGAGGAGGAGAGTAGCGAGGTCTACCATATAACGGATACATTTGTTAATCCAAGTGAGTGGAAACGTATTGTAAAACAATATAATTCCACTAACTCCATAGAGGACACCAAAGAACAAGTTGATATGCATTATTTTAATGGTTCTCCTCCTTATACCATCTATGCCATAAAAGATCCTGCATTAAAAGAAGCCATACAAGATCGGTGTCATGAACAACCTCATCTTATTTTATGTCATACCATTCTTATTTTTTGTGCACATAAACGTATCATTTTATCAACTGAAATCTTAATTGATTCTGTCTTTCAACGACCTACATTTCGAAAAATGATGCATCAATTATGGGGATCCCAGACCTCACCCGATCGAATTGCATGGACCATACGTCAATCTCATGTGGCACTTGGATTTGCCATGGTTGCGTGTCATGAACAACATATCTCTTTTTCTCCAATTGACATCACCCAACCAGATTCCATACGATCCCTATTGGATCTTCCTGATGATATGATTCCCACGGTCTTATTGGCCATTGGCGCACCCGATTAAATAAAATTGATCCGAATTGACATAAAGAGTATAGGATACACAACCATGCCACACCATGACTGGCAAACGTTGACTCAGATCAATCGCCATCCACGTGATGCCCATATCGCGTTTGATGAACCAACTCACAAGTATTATGTAAATGGTTCCTGTCAGGGAAACATTTCCTGTACCGGTTTCATCCATGAATTCTTCGGACACTTTGATGCCAAAAAGATCATTGCTAAAATGCGCAAAGGCCCCAATTGGGCCACCAGCAAATACTATGGAAAAACGGACGAAGAAATCATGAAAGAATGGTCTGATAATGGTAAACAAGCTTCTTCTGCAGGAACCGCCATGCATTTGGCGATTGAACAATACATGCACGGAGCCTACTCAGAAATTGATCCCGCCGTCATGGATACCCCTGAGTGGAGATATTTCAAGAAATTCTGGGACGAATGCGGACATGATTTGGAGCCCTACCGTTCCGAATGGGAAGTCTTTACTGACTCCTTGGAACCCATTCAAGGAGAGCGCAAAATCAAACTGTGTGGTTCCATTGATATGGTTTATCGCCGAAAATCCGATGGAAAGTTCGTCATTTACGATTGGAAACGCTCCAAAGAAATCAAATCCGAAAATCCGTTTGGAACAGGTTTGGCTCCTTTGGAACACTTACCTGATACAAATTATTGGCATTATACAATGCAACTCAACGTTTACAAATGGATTCTGGAACAATATTATGGTCTGGAAGTAGCCGATTTGTATTTGGTGATTCTTCATCCTGATGCACCTTCTTACCGTCGTATGCGCCTGAACATTATGACCAATGAGGTCGAAGACATGATCGAGTGCCGCCGACGAGCTGTGGAGGCTGGATGCAAACAAGCCGTTATCTTACCCATTCCTGAAATTCATGAACCTAATACCCTTGCTCAATTCCGTTTCTAAACATTTCCAATACGAGGTTTGCGACGACTATTTTTTATGGCGGATACGGAAGGCTGAATCGAAGATTGCGCTAAAGGCTGAACCGAAGGCGCTGCTTGAACCGGTTCTTCCACTCCTACTTGTGGTCTACGACGAGCCTGTGAAACCATAACAGGAGGAGCCGGCGGAGCTTGCGCTGCAACCAATGGCTTATCATATTCACGCTGAAATGCCGGCTGACCAATTACAACTGGCACTTTCTCCTCTATTCCTGGCATCGGTCGTTTCTTGGGCTCCACAATTCCAGCCGATTCCCATCGTGCACGAACCGCATCTGGTAATGAACTTGTTTGAATCACTGTATTTCCGTCTTCTTCTAACAAAATACCAACACGATCCGCAAGAGCAACAAGAATCATAACCGAATCAAAATACCCAGGTGGCTTGACAAATTGAATCGTTTGTTCCTCAGGGTTTCTTACCTGAATCAATCCAATCGGCTTGGTTCGATGGCGTACATATTTCATCAAATGTTCCACCGATACTTCATTTCCACTCGGATACATTCCCAATTGCTCAAACGTTGTACTTAACAACGAAGTCAACAACATTAATGGTTGTTCTGGATCACGGCTTGTTAAGAACTTAATACGATATGAAGTCTTTTCTCCCAATATCGCTTGTATTTCAGGAACCATCTCTCCCTCAGGCATCTTCTTCTCTTCTGCCTGCCCTGTCATCTCCTCATGATATTTGGGCTCTTCAGGTGTTTGCCGCATCCAATCCAGACGCAATAAGTTTGTCCATGTAGGTGAAGATTCAGGAATAATGTATTGATCATCCTCATGAATGGGCTCTACTATTTTAGAAACGATCGAAATCGTACCTTGCATCAATTGTCTTCGACGAGCTGGAAATCGTACCAATTCATCAATGACACGCTTGGTAAACAATTCAGGAGTACTTACCTCTCGTACTCCCTTTTGATCACTCAGAGAGGTCGTCTTATGAACATGCAATAAACATTTTCCTTCGTCTTGTTTCCAATAGCACGATCCCGTGCATGACTCTGGACCATCAATCATTCGACAATCCTTACGTAAAAACGAAGAAATACCTTTCTCCCATTCTTCTGAATCCGCATAGAACCAGGATAAAAGCGTTGAAGATAATAACAGATACAAACGCTTTCTGCGCTCATACTCAGGAAGATCCGAGCGAAAAATAATATCTTGAATGTTTCTTCTCAGAACAGGTCCACCCACATCACCTGTAATCCAATTCGCTACCATCAATCGAAATTGCTGATATCCTTCTTCCCAGTCCGAATATGACGATTGTTCCAAGAGCGCAGGATCACTTCCACATGACGCATCATTCGAGATTTTCTTATCCATTTCCCATTCAAATTCATCCACCTCCACCACGGACAGTCCTAGTTTTTCAAATGCTTCCATATTCTTTGGAGCTCCCACTGGAACGTAGAGTCCGTTTTGTAATTGAATCGCAACAATCATCTCAATACCCTTTCTACGAACAACATGCTGAACACGATATCCAGGATACAAAAAGAACATGGGATCCAACATGAGACGATAATACTTTACCGCATCTTCCACAGGTGCCAATTTCACATCCGCCCAATCAAGGTAGACACTCGGAATCGAAAACGACGAAGAGATCGTGATGACTCCATCATCTACCACGGGAAGTGCCACTAAATAGGAAGATCCGCCCTTGGATTGAAACGTTAATCCTATGACATGATTATAGCTATCTTTTACAATCCCTTCTGGACGAATCGAAGAGGTTTGAATCGCTTTAGAAAGGGGAATCATCGCCATCGGATGAACTCCTTCTTGTGCGGTGTAAATACTGCGATATCGACTCTGACATTGTGTCATGTATTCATCAATTCGCAATTGAACAATCTCGGGCCAAAACTTGCGCGATGGATAATCCCAGCGAACAATCGGCTCATGAACCTCTGCCTCTCCTCCTTTCGCTGGCTTATTGCTCGTATGAACATACAACTCATAATGAGAATACATCTGCTCCGTTCCATGAATGGATCGCATACTTCTGGAAAGAAAGGCAACATCATTCTTTCGATTTCGATCCACGGATACTCCAAAAATTGGGCATTGAATCGTAACTGGATTCGCACCATGATCCTCCATAATCACCAATTGAATTCCACGAAGCGTAAACAGGCCTGGCTCCGCCAGCAACGGTTGAATATGACGCAAATCTTTTCTCTTCGAGGGGTCATCAATGAATCGAATGAAACGATGAAACGCATTAAAGATTCGTAGAAGTGCGTGATAATTATTTCCTGTCATAGCAATCTGTAAATGATCCTGAGACCACTGCATGAGCTCCATTCGATTCTCGGGCATGGCACTCGCATCCGATGGATTGAAAAATTCCAATACGAGATTTCCAAAGTGAGAGTTCAGGAAAATACGAGGAACCATAACCTCCTTGATTTTCTGTTTCACTTCTTGAATGGAATTTCGGTAAATGATTGGGGCGATCACACCCAATAGGGATTCATAAGGGGTATTCTCTGTTCCTAAACGCAAGAATCCCTGTGCAGTAGGGCGTAATTTCAAATGAATATGGACGCGATCTACAATCTGCTTTGCAGAATCCTGCTTGAAAAAATCGTCAAATACGCGTGGAGCCGTTGCAAAAATACCAGGATCAGGGTGTTTATTTGAATCCAAAATATACGCCTTATGAATGGATTCCAACAACACACCATACTGAATGGACTGAGAGGCTCGAAAGACCAGATCTTGATACACTGATCGATCCTCCTCTTCTTCCATATCATCCACATTCGCGTCCAATTCTTCTTTCTTTAAGACTTCTCTCAAATGCGAAAATTCCTTATCGGCAATACGAAGTGTAGATTGTTTTACAAAGCAACATGGAAGTGCTAGGCCATCGGGGTGGGTTGTTTTTCCCATAAAATCGATAAATTTATGATAGGTTGAACTCTGTTCACTTTTCTGTCTTCGCATAACAGTACGTCCACGTTCTGGTTTCTCATTATTGGTTATTAATCGGCCACCACAAAATGGACATGAATTTGCTTCTTTTCGATTTCCCTCACGATCGGTGGTGGATTCAAAGTCCGTTGGACGAATCATGATTTCATCATTCAAGCAGAAATACTCGGGGCAGAAATAATAGTGAATTCGATCCGGATCTGATCCAAATCTCATAATCGTAATGGTTTCTTCTGTTCCAATGGGAGCGATCGGTTCTTCTGATTCGTTTAGTGGAAATACCACCCAAAATACACGATCATTTTCATAGATGGCTCTCATGCGATCATATTGATCTTTGGTTAACACGGCAGGTTGACGATCTGCCTGCGCCGCGCATTTACGGCTATATCCGTTGCTTGCCTTGTCCGTTTTGAATTCAAACAGGCGTTTATCAATTGATTTGAGCTTGTTAATAAACCAACTTGCTGGATTAATCAACTTTTGATCGTCCACGGACGCAGCCGCGGTGGCTGCTTGTGCTACTTGCGCCGCTTTGGCGGCAACTGGTTTCGTACTGACTGCAGCGGTTGCAGACACTTCAGGTTCAGAAAAGGGATCATCGAGATAGGCACGTGTTGAGCCCATACGCGGAGTCATGAATTCTTTCATCGATGCCTGTGCCGCCGTTCCTTTTTTCGCTTCCTGTTTTCCCCAATTCCTAGATTCTTCCTGTGCGATAATCTCCTCTTCGACCTCTTCGGAAACGGCAGACAATGCATTCTGCTCTTTTTCATCCGAATCATCAAAATAATCATCTTGGTCAATGAATAACAATGATAGCAAAGTAAAGAGGCGCCGATACGTTTCATAACTGTCAATTCGGTGGATGTGAACATGATACAACGGTGCATTCGAGTAAATATGTAAATCAATTCCTGGATTGAAACTTTCCATAAACTCTCCATCTTCAGGAACTTGAACTGTAAAAATACCCTGTTTTCGCTGCCAATCTGCCACAATTTCAATTGCCTCTTTTTTTGTAAACTGAAACTCTTCTTGCACCGCATCAACAATGTTTCCATCTTTGTTCCCCATGCGTTGTTGCATATTCCATTGTGTTATGAAGGTGAAAATCTTATCTTCCGTTGCGTATTGACTTACTGCCTTGTATCGCAAAGAAATAACAGGACTTTCGTCGGGAAGAGGTGAAATCTCCTTGAATAATGTCGAAAAAAATGGCAAACGTTGAAGCAATCGCGCTTTTGTAAATTTCTTGGCATTTGTGGAGGGGCGAATGGTAAAGACAATGGCGCATTCACGTAGCTGGAACCGATCGAATGGCTGTGATAATCCATCAAATACTTGTTCTACGTTCGCCCGAAAATGACGAAAATCAATGACAGGATCGAGCTGTTTGATCTTCTTGGGGGGTTGAAGCAATAAATTCATTGTTCCATCGTTAAGTACATGAATGGTTCCATATATAGGCTGTGCATTTCCACTAGAAGGGCGATGCACATATTTTATACTACAGAAGTCATATCCAGGATCGGGATTTACCTCCTTTCCCCATCCATCCAGTACACTCGGATCTTCCAGTGTAGGAATCGGAATGACACCACGCACATGTAGTTTGGTAACCGCGGTTCCTTCCGCTGGAATCAATCGAAGATAAGGGCGCTTTTCAGTTGCAGGAATTCGGTAAAATAAACTGGCACTTCCTTCGAAACCCTTAACAGGCTTCTTCCAAGAGAGCATCATATTACGAATTCCAGTTAATTCAATCGTGGGAACGGGGACATTTTCTTCCATCAATAAATCCAATCGTTCCATCGCATCTTTTCGTTTCGATAAAATGAATTGAATCTTTTTACCAAATTCGATATCTTCCTTTGTTGCCTGATAGGGTCCATTCACAGATATATCTGGAAAATAGGGTGAAAACTGTCCATTCCACATCTCTTCTGACAACGAAGAACCCTGAATCAGACTTCGAAGGGATCGAAGAGTAAACACGTGAAATACAGGTAGTCTGCCCTCTCGTTTCTTTAAAAAGACATCCTCAATGGTACTTCGTCCCATCACCTCATAATTTGGACTAGTATACATACCATCTTGCTTGACAAATCGATGATCTGGATGAGTTGCAGTATAAGCGGGATGAAACAATTCATACGCCTGACTTGCATCATTTGATCCACTTGGATACCATAAGTAATCAATCGGAAGATATCGTACCTGCTCCACGGATGGTGAATCCAAAGAATACGCTTGTTCACCGAGTGGAACACCTACAAACGTAAATCGTGGAAGAAAATTCTGATCATTTTTAAAATATGCAGAAAGCATATGCTTAATCGTATAAATCGTATCAAATGGATACACGCCTTCCAATGTTATCCTATCATATTCCTTTCCTCCCTTCCAGATCATACATTGAACCGGGGGTATCTTTTCGTAAAGATCGGAAAGCATAGATGGATATAGCAATTGGTCCATTCGCGATGCCATCCCTATGGCTTTTTCATAAAAAAAGCCATACCGATGTTCACATCATTTTCCAAGCTACAAACTTCGCTTTTAGTCGCTTGGTTTTTAGTCGCTTCGCTTAGACATTGTTCCAATCTGCATATTTGTTCCATCCTTTGCAGGGTCATATCGAGGAGAATCCGTTATATAAACACCGCAATAACTCACAGGGTGTGCTGCAAAGTCCGTATACTTATACAAGTTTAATGTTTCTGCCTCTTTTAACAGCCATCCAAAGTTATTCCAGAACGTGGCATCATGTCCTACCGAATCCGTGCATACGTGAGCAAATTCATGAAGCGCAACAAACATCATAACATTCTCATCGACTAGACTTTCATCGGGTCCATCGCGTTGTCGTAGGCACATATTGATGATCTCTCCTTTGTTCACCGTAGAGGAGGTGTGTTCCGATTCGGGTGTTGCTTCGATAAATCGGGCGGGATCGGCTCGAAAGTTCTGAACCATTTGTTTCACTTGAGGCTTATCAGGGTATTTCTTCTCCAAGGTCGAGCACAATTTTGCCAAACGAATTCGTAGTGTCGCCATTAAATCGGCAGCCCTTTGTTTATCAGGCATATCACGAACCTTGTATGTTTTTCCATCGAGTTTCGAGACTACGTCGACTGTCGGAAAATTTCCACCTCCTACAATCGATTGAAACAGCTTGGATGCCGCGCTGAAGATCGACATTCTACTAGGATTCCATAAAGTGCAATGGATTATTTTATCTTATGATACGATGCAAAGATGAAATAATCAAAACGCAACAGATTAATACGAAAAATCAGGTTGTTTCTTTAACTCTGGATTTGTATCCTGTGGATTGAGTTGATTCATGGGATTTACATGGGGGGCGTGAGCATTTTGGTCATGCTGTGGCTTTCCAGGCAACGCATTTACTCCAGCGGGTGCCGATCCATGTGCTTGTTCTAAGGAAGTAGAAGAGCTCAAGTTCCATCCATCATTGAATCCTTCCAACATACCGAACCCATAGGGACGAGTCATGATAAGATAAACAACAATGACAAAAAGTACAAGTGCGATGATGTGAATCGTGTCGATTTCTAAAAGACGATCGAAAAGAGTCGCCATTACTATATGTGCAATGGATAAATTAAGCGCCTACCTCAAAGCTGCGGTGGCTAAAGTCCGGAGAGATGGTGGACTGATTAAAGATGCTGACCGCAACCTGTGGGTTGGGTGGCTCGGAACGAACCTGAAGATTCGCGTTGCGCATGCTCTGGCCGACGGTGTTGACACCGATCAAGGCACCCGCGCTGAGGAAGTTCTTGCCCTTCAACGAGCCTGGGCCCATTGGGTTCTGCTCGGACCAAACGCTCGCCATATCCTTGGGTAGAAGCTCGGAAGGAGTCAGCTGATCACGTGGGTAGCAACCCGCTGGCTGCTCGGCAGAGCCGAATTGAGCCGGACCCTCATAGGCGCTGAGGTCCGCAAAGCCCTCACCGCTCTCAAACTTCTCCTTCTTCTTATCCTCGAACTTCTCCTTCTTCTCGTGATTTTGGAAGTGCTGGTTTGTGAATGGCTTCTTAGTGGCCTTCTCCTTTGCCTCCTTATCGGCCTTTTCCTTGGCAGCCTTGTCGGCCTTCTCCTTATCGGCCTTTTCCTTGGCGGCCTTGTCGGCCTTCTCATCAGCAAAGCCTTCCATGAAGTGTAACGATGAAAACATATGTGGATTATATTGATAAGCGATGAATACGACCACCAATACGACGAGAGCAAATAAGATGACCTTCTCCATGTCTATACCTGCCATTACTTTCTATAAAAGATAGAGGGCATAATTTTACCAAATCGTATCTTTTTCAAAGTTGGACCTCCTCATCTTCGTATTCTTCGTCGGAATGGGATTCAGAATCGGAATCGGAAATCTCCGTACCGTACTTTTCATAATATTTGGCCATTTGGTGTTGTGCCTTATACAGAGCAATCTTGGCCTTTAGACGAGCTTCCTTGGCTTTCTGCTTGTCATAAAATTTAGTAGGCGACTCAATTTCCAATTCTTCCGTAGCGTCTGCAGCGGGAACATCATCCAAATTGGCTTCTTGAATTCCGTGATCTTCCAAAACCGGAAGAGACTCTTCCTGAACGTCTAAATCCGGAATATCAATACGTGCCGGTGTGGCGACATACGACCAGTTCACCCAAAAGATACCCCCTCGAATTTGAACGTTCTCGGGGACGAGCAAGACGGATGCCGGAAATAGCGTCGGTAGAGTACCTTCAAGTGTATGTTTTGTGATTTTTTGAATTTGTTGTACCGTATAGGGCTTAGAAAAGTATTTCGCAGAAGCCGTTAAAAATTCACCAAGCCATTGATTCCATACGTCTTTGTTCTCCAAAATCTCACGCTCGAGCGAAGCAACAGAAAGATCCGATACTTCCTCCGCCACAAATGACAATTTCTTCTCCGACTCCGTATTGGTTATAGAAAAGGTATAGCACATTTCAGTTGCTCCCGTAGTTGCATTCTTTACTTTGGAGTGCTGAGGAGCGAGAAAGGTCGGCATGTCTCTGTCCACAGCGATTAGAAGAGATCGGATAATTTCACCACAGCTATCAAAATGCCGGTAGATCGGACAAAGGATAATGAGCGATTCGTTCATATGTTAAAAGGACGAATTGATCAATTTGCCGTATCACTTTCCAACTCCGATACTAAAAATTACATTCAACAATTGGTAATTGAACCATTTCTACAATTTATTTTACAACGATCCTTTCCTTATCTCATTATCGCTCTTTGTATCTTTTGCGCCATTTTATTATTTGTTATACTAACATTTGTTCTATTACTCATGAATCGAACACCCAGTGGTTTTTGTCCATCCTGCAAACATGCCTTTTAGACATGTGTAGACCTAAGAAGATTTTACCATTCCTATGGATAGCAAGATGGCGGATCCCGGTATTGCTACCTACGTTCGATATTGGCTCCATTACGGAAATATGGCGTCCTCATTCTTCAAACAATTCGGTGCTGTACGGAAAATTAGAGATGATTACGAAAAACAAATCATCGGTATTCTTCAACAAAATGGTATGGAGAAAGCAACCATTCAAATTAATAACGGCAGAATCAATGTAGCCGACAAAAGAGAACCCAATCAACTTTCCCTTTCGAAAGTGGAAGAATTACTCCACGGATACTTTACACAACGGGGTGGAAAAGATGAAACCATGGAAATCATGACTTTCATCCGCTCCAATCGAGGATATACTACCTATAAAGTTCTAAAGCAAAGTGGTATGACACCACCACAAGGTGGACCACAAGGAACCGCGCAAGGTGGTATCAACAAACTCTTATAATCTCTTACGAGGACCAGCGACCCGCTGAGTATGGATTGATTGGAATGTGATCGGCATGATTCTTATAGTCTTGCACCTTACGATCATATGCCAATCCACCCTCGCTTAAATTCGAGTTCTTTGCCATTTCGTGGCGTTTTGAAATATCATTCTCACTTGGTTTCGATCCATAGCAATTCACACCCATTCGGAGCTCAGGATTATCGAAATAACCTCCATTGACACCGGGTATTCCACAGGCCATTCGCTGATCTTCTGGACCCGCCTGCAATTTATCATACGTCTGCTGTTGAGTGGGGAACACTGCGGCTTGTCCTTTGATCCATCCATAATTACACCAGTCCGCACCCTTATTCCAGGCTTCCTTTACTTGGTCATAGGTAGCGAGTTCCGCTCCAAATGCCTTACACAGGGGTTCCGCATCCGTATAAGTATATTTGTCTTGGGCAATGTTAAAGACTTCTTTCTTACCGGGTATCATTTGTCCAACGGCAGATTGGTCAATCGCCTTTCCTTCAGGAAATACGGATGGACTTGGTGGAAGAATGGCCGGTGCCGGTGGATAGAAATAATCATGAATTTTGTTCCATGCAGTCTCGAATGCCATTGCAATCTGATTGCGAAATATGACAACGATAATAAAGAGAATAACCAAAACTCCTAATCCGATAATAACCGGAATCGATATGAAAGGAGAGGTATCCCCTTCAAAGGAGGAGTTCAATGATTCCTTAATTGGTTCTGTAAAATCAGAAACAAAATCGCCCATACTGGATCCCATATTTTTTGCGGTATTGGCAGCCGTGTTAATAGCCTCATTGGCGGTATTCACCACTTGATTGGCTGTATTCACCACCGATTTGGCGGCATTGTTCACTACATTGGTTGCAGTATTCGATGCGCTTACAAAGGATGATGTATTAAAAGGAACATTGTTCGAAGGACGATTCACCTTTAAGGATGTATTGGGCTTCGGAGCGGTGTTATTAGGAAGCTTGAACATCTTATTGGCATTCATTCTATTAGATGAAACGAATGATTATACTAATCTTTTATAAATTAGTATCATCATATAAAAATAGAATGGGAATTAGACTCCGTCTTCTACCGTACGATTTCCTCCTCGCTGATTGATGTAATCTCTCTGCTGGGGTGTGCTGCACACGCATCCCATGTCGCTGCTGTACGATGATGGGCAGCACTCAGGCTTGACATCATTATTCTTGAAGATAAAGAGGCTGTCTGGGCCGGGCTGGAAGGCGGGGCCAAGAAGGGGCTCATTGGGAGCGGATCCACGCCACGAGCTTCCATTCGGGGCAACGCGAACACCATCAAATGCGCCAATCGGCTCCATCTTATGCTTACCAAGACCCGATGCTCCCGCATTTTGCAGGTAGTAATTCATAAATCCTTCACCCGAATCACCCTTGGAATAAACCATGAGCAAGTTGGCGACCAACAAAAGCAATAATCCAGTGATAAGAAATGCGGTTTTCATTCTACTTAGTACGCGTTAGATAATCTGCTCGGTCATCCGGAGTCGAGCTTCCAAAAAGGCATATGTCTTGTGAATCTCTCGATATCCAACTTCCGTAAAGTCTCGTATGATCTTTTCTTTTTTCTCCTTATCATCCCAAATGATGTATTCTCCTGATTCAGTAATCAATGCAAATCCATCAATCGTCTGAGATCCAGCAGGAACCGTATTTTTACTCTTCATCCATGTTCCATTCTGCTCCTCATATCGCTCCGTATACCATAATCCATCCTCCTCTTCTGCATGATATACATGCTCTTTGATGCATCCCAATACATCCTGTCTCTTTCCATTTCGATCCAATACTTGTCCAAACTCGATCTCGGAAATAGGAATCCAACCTTGATGGGTCTTTACTAAGACATGACGACCCATCAACGCGTCTTCGCAGTGAGGTCGAATGTTATGTTTCCATTCCGAATAGGTATTCGACATCGTATTTGAATGAAGCATCTTGGAAACTAAATAATTCCATATGTATTGACCCTTTTCATCATCATATGATAACTCTTCCCAATCACGAAAGAGAATCGTAGAACCATTCGATGAAATAATGGGTAGATTATTGGATGTGGTATTGAAACAATAAATAACAGGAGATCGATGTTCAGTAAGAACAGAACGCTCGTCGTCCGCTACCAACTTCCATTGTCCATCGGTTCCTTTCACTACATGTGATCCTGATACATTAATACCATGTAGATTTCGTAGGACAATTTCATCGCCTTTCATTCGAATAATTGCAGTTATGCTACCACATCCATCCGCCAATTGATCTCCGTTGCGAATGTTTTCTACAGGAACAGCCATCGGATTGCCCTTCGCATCCAATGTCTGCACCATGGTTCCCTCTGCAAAACATAAACCACCCATTTTATCATTTGCATCCGCTGAAATCGAGCTTGATAGAATTCCTGCAAAGACCATTACCGCAGTAATAATGGCGGCCAGTGTTGCCAAAATAAGAGGCATAACAGGAAACAATACGAAAAATAGAATGATAATAATGGCGAGCATGATACCACAAATAATCAAAATAACCTTGATCATAAATTGAATGGAATTAATAATTCCTCGAAAGATGGATGCACCAAGATAAATCATGGATACCGCCACAGCATTGGCACGATCCATTGCCATTCGAACATGCTGAACGATTCGACTCATTTCAAACACGGATCGATTGAATTTTTGAAAGTATACATCCAAATACGAAAGGAATGCATTATACATATTTTGAGCAAGTGTACGAACGGTTCCAATCATATTCATGGCATCACCCGTTAGTCCCACTTGCTTTCCAAATAGCGAATTAATCGGCCCCATGAACATGGTAATAAACTTTTCCACCGTGGTTTGAAGACAAAATGTAAAGTTATCTGATGCAAATTCACTCGGTGTACGTGGATCCGAATCGGGTTTAAAAAAGGAAGCCGCTGCCATAATCGGTAGTTCACATCTTCGATCCGTCCACTCATTCATAACGGTGTTCCTTTCCAAATTAGCAATGGTTAGACCTAGGGCAAATACGAGCCCAAAGGTGATGAGTATAAATGGCCATTTATCCTCCATCTTTTAGAATGAGAGAGATTCATCTGTTATAAAAATCATGTACGCTTGGAATCAAAAATGGCCGTATAATGCATTTTAGAGTCCGGAGAACATACCTCCATGTAATCACGTATTCTCGTACCATCTTCCAATTCGATCTGCGAATTCGGGACGACCACAAAGGATACCATTTCTTTTGTCTGACGAGTCGTATACGCCTGATGTTCTCCAAAACGTTTCCATTGTTCTGTTTCTTTTTCCCAATATAAGGTCGCTGGGGTAAGTTGAACACCATTGGAGAGTGTGCAGATTTCACTGACCTCTCGGCGAATGAGTCCTACTACTTCCGATCCTGTGGATAGCTTATCTCCAATCTTAATATCCTTTGCTGCCACCACGCCATCTTGAGTTTTAATTTTTGCCTCTTCATTCATTGCAAAACATGCATCGGCATAAGGATAGGATTTTCCTACACTTTCTTTTCCATTGATTTTACCTTCAATCCACTGAAGCGTATCGGCATCACCCTCTGCCGTTTCATCATAATCTAAAAAGGTGAGATATTCAATCGGAATGGTATGCGTTGAAGTATTAAGACAATACAGAGGCGCATCGGAATTCCATGGACCGAGAGGAATGGCAGAAGGATGATCTCCCGCGTAAAGATAGGAACCGTTATACATGACATAATGATTGGTACTAACGATTGTTTTTCCTAACTGAACCATTTCTTGTCCCTTTGCATAAAACATAAACGTCGAGGTGACACGAGTCTGATCAGGAAGAAGAACATCGCCAATTTTTACATCTTGAATCGGAATCCGCTTCGAAGAGTCTCCTTGTTTTACGACAATTTCCGTTTCTCCTGGAAAACAAAACGTATCTAAGAATGAAAACAAATAGGTATTAGTAAAACTTGTCATACCTGTTATTCCTGTCATTCCCATATACATGACAGAAAACAGTAGAGCATACAGTCTTCCCATCAAGTTCTTTATATGAATAGCGGTTAGGCGAATTTGAAAGAAGAAATTGGTTATACGATCCGTAAATTCCTGAAAAATAACATTGATGCCTCCACCCAATGATGCGATCACATTTCGAAGTGAACTGATGGAATCAAAAATCGAGGTAAGAAGCGTTGTAAATTGAGAAAACATGGATCCAATCGATCCCAAATATCCACTTGAATGCGTTTGAAAGATTTTACCCATGCAAAACTCGAAATTGTCTTTGGTATTAACTCCAAAATAGCTTGCAAACGGCATAATCGTTGGACTGCATCGTTGATTGGCCCAGTCCTTCTTTGTGTTTTCAATATCAAGCCATGTACTAATACCGAATACAACGGTATAGATACATACAATGACGAGAATGATAAAAAGCAGGGCGTTCTTAAACGACCATAATTCATGCTCCGCCATCCTCCTACTGCTTACTCACCAAGTAATACATCGTAATTCTCCACTCTTATCGAATACTCTTATCGAAACATATTCCATCCTATGATTCGATAATAATGATACATTCTTATAACTGTTCATGAACCCACTCTTTGTCCTTTGAAAAGATGGCACTGGCATCGGGGGCAGTATGCTTGGTCAGTTTTGCAACCGCATCGAGTTTATGGTAGACCGAAAGTGCTCCATAGTGTTTGATCGCTTTTTGCAATGCTAGATGGCGCAAACGATCCGCCAAACGATATTGATAACCATATTTAATGAGCTCACCTTTCCGGAGTTTTCCAAAGACAGATGATCCTTTTGCCGTACGTGTTTTAATGCATTTTGCAGGAATGTGAACGGATGCACCTGTCTTGGGCTTGGCGGTATATAACTTACCCTTACGGCGAACGGTATAACCACTGGATACAATGCTATTACGAAACTTACGCGTGTACCCCTTTCGTAATTTATACCCCGCTGGGCAATTTATCGGTTCGGTCGCCATCTCTATCTCTTCATTTGAATTTAGTGTTGAACAAATGGATTTTCATGAAGTACCTCATCTATTACACGACTATAGGGTAATGTATCCTCTCTTCCATTGTTTCTAAAATACTCCGATGTCCATACCAATACCCCTTTGATGGTATCACGCAACTCCTTCGGAAAAATATCCAACTGTGAATCATCGTTCACATTATTAACAATTTTTTGAGCATCCACCGATATCACGTAGAAATGATTCAGTTTTCCTATGTATTCTTCCAATAACTTCATGTCATGTGATTCCGGTGTTGCTGGTTTTGTAGAATAGACCGTAGAATCATAAAGGGCATTTTTAATATCGACCAACCCCTTTCTAAATTTGGGATCAACCCCTTTTAAGGGGGTATCATTCTTTTCATCTTCATCATCGGATTCTTCACTTTCTGGTACTTCGCTGTCCCAATGCGGATTTGGATTCGGTACTTCAGGAAAAGGTACTTCCGTCGACATCTATTTGAAGAGAACTCTATTTTGCCAGAACACCATACACAATCAGGACAAATCCAATCATAAAAAGGGTTTCAGGAATGGTAGTGTCAGGTCCCGAACAAAACCCAGAAACCACTTGTTTACTAACAGGTTGTGGTGGTGGCGGATCAAACATGGTATTCGCAGTCGCCTGTGCCGACAACATGGTCAATTGTGTGTTTGTCTCATTCATTTGTTGTTTGGTGGCATTCTTTCCTCCGGGACCAATCGGTAAAGGTGCAACTTGTTTACGTTGCAATAATGCGAGCGAATCATCCGACATCCTTTCTAGTGCGAGATAACATAAAAAGGTTTTTCCTCTTCTCTTTCAGACATGTCCAAACAACTTCCACCTGTTCAACGTCAAAGCATGGAAGAAGCGACCGCGGAGGCAGAAGCCCGCCCCTTAGATTTCCAGCCCAAAGAACGCGCCAAGTTCATTCGTACCATGCTTCAAGACATTGCAAAGTGGATGGCGAAAGGAGACTCGGAACAATCGATTCGTGATCGTGTTCCTGAATTTATTGAACAATACCCAGAATTATTCAAGAAAATCATTAACAAACAAGACTTATCACCCATTCAAAATATGCTTGCCATGCTAGACCGAATCGGACAAGGCAACATTTCTCAACATCAAGCTTCCATTATTGTGGGGAAGAAACTGGTTGATCAGTTCGTCTCTCCTCAATTAAACGGCGCCTCTGGGGGTACATCGGGACGTTAAATCGAACACACCATTCATAACTGCTTTGTTCATTTTGTTGAATATGATTTACAATTAAATCATCATCGTTTCTCTTAATCAATTCAAACACTCGTTCCAAATATTGTGTTTGTGTTCGAAACGATTTTCCACGCAATTCTTGAATGATACGATTGAATTCCTCTCGATGCTTTGTCTGGAATAACGAATCCAATGGCTGATGATTTTCAACAATACTACACCATAATCGAAGCATGTCAAGTTCTTCATCAGAACATCCTGTAAATCCTTTTCCAATAAAGTAATGTTCTGGATTACAAGGTCGACTCATATTCGGTTTATACAGTACCCATTCCTCGAAATGACCCGATAGAAAATACAATAAATCCATGGTGGACGGTTGATAACAATCAAACATCTTCAAAATAAACACACCCCCTGGTTTTAACACTTCCAATCCAATCTTGGTCGATGCTAACAATAAAGGAAATACCATTTGTTCCTGTTTCATATAATCGCATGAAAAATCAAATCCACCATCTGCGGTAAACAAATGACACTTTCCACCATAGTCCGTCGTGGTAGTATGATCAATAAAATACTGCTGATTTTCAGGTTTAATAATATCACCTGTATCGTCTTCTCCAAATAGAATTCGAATGTTTTTGTTTTTCTGCAAGAAATAAGATGCACGTTTCCATCCTGGAATATTAGTTCGCTTGGATTTCAACGTCATCGCAATGCAATTATGAATGGTTCGCTGTTTATGACTCGCCTCATCAAAAATCGCTTCAATAAATCCACCAGGTCCCTCGCATACATGCGCCAATCGTATGCTTTCTCCTGGAAACATGTTAAAAAATTGTATCAAATCCAACATTTCTATCATTTTAAAATATGAACGCGACAATGGCTTTAAAAAACATAATGAATCTGGAAAATTATGATATTTTTTCTGAGTATAGACCAATTCATATGGATTCACTACTTTTTTATAGTATTCCCAATTTCTACCGTTCGTTATGCATTGTTCATATTCATGAATGCGATTTCGACAGGCATGAAGCGCTGCTTCTTCTTCTGTACATTCATGTTCTTGTTGGTTGGACTCGATTTGAAATGTATTCGTCGGCGGAATCACCGTACGAGTACACCATCGTATCCGATCGGTTAAATGATACGATTCCATACGATAGTAATCGAATCGTATCTTTAGATGATACCATATTTTGTACGCGTTTACTCTACAATGTTCATTTCAATGTCGGGTTCATCTTCCAGGAGTGCCTTGGGGTTGGGCATGACCATTCCCATATGAAAGTTGGTATCCGAGCAAGCATCCATGATACGTGTGCTTGGATCATTCATCTCACTTAGATCGCCCTCTGCCTCATCCTCCAACTGATTCTTCTCCACATCAATCGCCGAAAGGAGCTCAGGAAGCATCTGATCATCCATCAAGATCTGTGAGAACGCGGTTCCACCACGAATCGCCTGACCCATCATGATGTTTGCCGATACACCCGTCACTGGATCCACCTCGCCAAATAACGCCGCCTTCAACAAGATCTTCTCCGTCTCCTCAAAGGATGCCTTCGCCAATGTACCAATGTCATTCTTATTGATACCATAACGATCGATTGACATCAAACGACCAAATCGCGTCATGACATCACAGAGCAAGCACAGATGACGGTAATTAACACCTACACTCTCAAACAGACCATTGATCTCATTAAAGAGGACAGCACGTGTCGCCTCAATACCCAGCACCTCATAAATATCCCATACATTGGTCGAATAGAGCTTGGTTCCATCCACGGCTGGATGATTCATAACCTTCACATAGTTCGATCCATCGGTGTCGAGAACAAACTGCTCCACCTGCTGATACTTACCCTCCACCTTCTCAACATACTGCTTGTCATTGCGGAAGGTCACCGCCTTGATTCCTGGAAGGCCACGAATCACAATGCTATTGAGCAACTTGTTCTGAAACTTTTTAAGGTTGGTCAGATTATCCATCTGCGAAGCCGTGTCTTTGTCCTTGTTTTCTGGAACACGAATGCGCATAACAAGATTGTCAGAATTGTAATCGCTATAGACAATGTTAATTTCGTTGTTGAATTGTGTCTTAATAACGTAGACCACGTCCTGAATCGAAATATTGCGATTGAACATCTCCTCACGATTCAACTCCACACGCAGAACCCATTTGGATTGCTCCTGGTCCTGCTGCTGAGAATCCGACAAGAGACCCGCCTCAAACTCCTGAAAGAACTTCATCAGTTCCTTGTCTTCCTCTACAATTGTCTCCTCATCCTTCTCATCCCAGTAGATCGCCACCTTATCAGTTATGTTTCGAAGAACGGTCAACTCCAAATCCTGTACAACCTCACGCGCCTTATCCTTGTTGTTGCGATACTCAGGCTTCAAGTAAATTGTTAGAGAACTCGCCTTTGGATTCTGTGTCACCTTCAGCAACTCACGAAGACGAGGAACACCTCGAGTCACCGCCGACTTGGAAGCAACACCTGCTTGGTGAAAGGTATTCAGCGTCATCTGTGTCGCTGGCTCACCAATCGACTGTGCCGCCACGATGCCCACCTGATCACCTGGCTGCACCCATGATTTCATATGTGATACCACGATGAGTTCCATCAAGACCTCAAATGCATTCTTCGTAAATCGCTCCTTGATAATCAACTTATGAGGAGCCAAATGGAATCGCAGAAGCGCGCACCAGATCTTATGATAATTGTGGGTGCGCTCAATGATCTTCTTGATTCCATTCAATACCATGGACGGGGTTAAATCCGTCTTTTCATCCTTCTTCAGACCAAATCGATTCTTGATGTTCAGAATCCAACGGGCCAGATTCACGGGGGCAAACACACTACCACTGTCCAACGATTTCTTCTGGAATACACCCTCCACCATCATGCGCTGATCATACTCCACCTGTTCCTTGAACTCGGTAATAAGTGCAGCATCGTTCTCTCGAATGATTCCATCCTTCAAGACCGTGCTCCAATCCACATTCTCCATTCCAAACTCGGTGCGGATCTCCTGCTGCGACAAATTACCAATCGGATAGCTCTGAATCTCAATCTTCACTGGGTTGATTCCGTCTTCGCCATAATGGAATTGAATGATATTGTTATTTGCATCACGAACGGTTCCGTCATGTTGGACCGTGAGATCCTCCATCGACTTAATGAGCTGACGCTGAATATAACCTGTATCGGCTGTCTTCACAGCGGTATCAATTAGACCTTCACGACCTGACATGGCGTGAAAGAAGAACTGCTGTGGAGTTAGACCACGAATAAAGGAGGACTCAATGAATCCACGCGCCTCCGAACTATCGTCGTATTTCTTGTAATGCGGCAAAGTACGATCCGTAAATCCATACGGAACACGCTTGCCCTCAATCGCCGTCTGTCCCAGACACGCCATCATTTGCGCCACGTTTAAGGGCTCACCCTTTGATCCCGAACGGACCATGGCAAGAAGACGGTTCTCACTCGATAGAGACTGTTGACCTGTCTTACCTGCATCCGTTGTTGCCTGGTTAAGAATACCAAAGATCTGGTCCTCAAACTCCTGTTGATTGGTTTTTCCTGTATTGTTATCGAACAAGTCCAAGTGAACCTGCAGAATGAGCTGTTCGACCTTTTTCTTTGTTTCTTGAATGTCGCTGTCAATCTTCTTCTTGGTCTCCTCATCGGCAATCAAATCGCTGATTCCGACACTGAAACCATTGAGAACAAGGAAGTTTTCCACTGTATTCTGAAGGGCGTCCAGCAGATCCACTGTATCCTTTGATCCATGATCATTATAGGCTACGTGAATGATGCCCTTCGACGGCTTCATATAAATGTCTCCATCCACAACACCCTGCTTGATGTCGCCTTGTTCGATACGTACGTAGTTGGTCGAGTTCGAGTCATCTCCCTTCTCCTTGTCAAAGGACTTATTGCCCATCTCAATGTTGATCGGTGGAAGGAGAGCACCCAACACTTGCTGACCCGTCCAACGCTGGCGTCCATCTGCTCCACGAATCGTCGGCATCGCACCATCAAATCGCTTGTTCCACATCATCAAGTTCATGAACTCGCGGCGAGTAAACTCGATACCAGGTTGGGTCAAACGATAGGAACCCACCAGCGTATCCTGGTACACACCAATCATGGGCTTCGCATGACGTGGCGTAATAATGTGGTGCGGAACGGCCGCAATTTCTTCCAGCTCGACCATCGCCTCATAACTCTGAGGCAAGTGCGCATTCATCTCATCACCATCAAAATCTGCATTGTAGGGACGAGTTGTAAGAACATTCATACGGAACGTCTTGTATGGAAGCACCTTGACACGATGACCCATCATCGACATCTTGTGCAGCGTCGGCTGACGATTGAAGAGCAGAATGTCATTATCCAGCAAATGACGGTTCACCACATCTCCATTGTACAGAACGATCTCCTTGGTGTTAACATGTTTCAGCGAAATCATGCGGCCATCCTTACGCACAATCGTCTTCGCACCCGGCCACTTGTCGGCTCCGTTCTGGATCAGCTTGTACAACTTCTCCAGATTGTAGGGTGTCACGCGCTCAGGGCTCGTCAGGTTCATCGCAATCTCCAACGGAACACCAATCTCGGCCACACTCAAGTTCGGATCCGGTGTAATGACCGAACGCGCCGAAAATTCAACACGCTTACCCTGAATGTTGTAGCGGATACGACCCTCCTTTCCACCCAAACGCTGCTGAATGGACTTCAAAGGGCGACCACTGCGCTGCGCGGAGGGAGCGACACCAGGGATCTCATTATCCACCAGTGTCGCGACATGGTACTGCACCACATTCGTCATTTCATCAATGACATTCTTATTCGAGCCACCCTCGATTTTTTGTTGAAGCGTTTTATCATTTTTGATAATGTCGATCAGTTTGTGGGTCAAATCATCCTCTGATCTCTGATTGTTGTCTTGTACGACCGAAGGACGCACCTGCGGCGGAGGAATGCGAAGAACCGTACAAATCATCCAGTCAGGGCGACACCAGAATCGGCTCAGACCCATGAAATCCACGTCCTCATCGCTAATACGACGGAACAGACGATGGACCGTCTCCACTTCCAGCGGTCGTTGCTGCTTCAATTCATTGTAATGCGCTACAATGCGCGCAATCCCCTCGCGCGTAAACTTGTCGGGCTGCACCGCACCACAGCCATCCTCACACTCCTGACCACATCGCTTAATGTTCGAAGAGAGCGCCAAAATCTCCTTCCAACGAGCCTCGCCCTTTCGTAGAAGAAGGTCCTTATTCTTTTGTAGAGTTTTGTCAATACGAAGTTTAGAGCAGTGAATGCAAATGACCTTGAGAACATTCATGATCATGCCGTGAAACTGGATGTAGTACACGGGACGAGTCAAGCGATAATGTCCAAAATGGCCGGGGCAGTTATGATTGGTTTGGCCACAAGTTCGGCATACTTTTCCATTGTCGAGGACACCCATACGCGGATCAAAGAGACCTCCGATCTTGGGCTCGTTTCCTTCATAGGGTGTATGCGAGGTAATTTCTACCACGGAGCTCCGCTCGATCTCCTCAGGAGATAGGATGCTGAACTGAACACCCACGACCGATTCGATATCAGAAGAATGTTGATTGAAACCGGCTGGCATTCTGTCTTGGAGATAGAGATTGTTGTCTAAGCTCTAAACTCTTTTCGGTGTCAATTTTATGACTTTCTGATCTTTTGTAAAAAATAAGGAATGTATTCAAAGAATGGACGAATGAGCTGATTTCGTTTATCTACAATTCTTAACATTGGACATCTGTGTTTCATAGTATAGTATATGGATAGGTTGTCATTTAGGTTAATTGTATCACCACACGTTCTTTCCAGTTTCTTGCATTCGGAGAGAAGGCACAACGAATCGACACCGATCGATACAGGGTAGAATCGATTTCATGAGTTTCATCTCTGGATAATAATTTTCCACCAGGCGATACACGATACGTGGTAGATATCATACGTTTCCACACAGGAACATAGACTTTTACTTTTACCCATCCCGCTGATTTTGGAACAACTTCCATCAGAATTCCATCGTATTCTGTCTGACCTGTTAGAATCGCCTCCAGAAAACATACATCCCTCGCATATCTCTTGATCGCTTTTCCTCGTACATTCATGTCATACATCGCTTGGGGAACAATAAAACGGTCCTTTGATCCTTGAATCAAGAGTGATAATACACGTTGATTCATGAGATCCGCATATCGACGGATTGGACTGGATGCATGTGCATACGTATTGGTTTCTAGACCATAATGTTGCGTATCCGATTCTTCGGATAAACAGTATTCTGCCGACGAAAAGGCCAGCTGACGAAGCTCAGGAACATGCTCTTCGTATGTTGCTAGACGTTCTCGATTCGGCGCGGAATGTCGACGTAGAATCCCCATTCCAGACTGCTTTAACATTCGACCTGCCTCCGTATTATAGAAGATCATCATCTGTTCCACCCACTGGTGAGAGTCTTCCACTGGTTCTTTGGCCAAATGGGATGCTATCTCTCGAAGCGGTTTCTTATACGGTGAATCCGACTCTTGAAATTCCTCATAGGTATAAGAATCTGCTACACGCAGTTTAGAATGAAACCACGATTCTTTGATAATCTCCTTTCCCGTCCACAAGAATGGAAAGGAAATTCCATATGAATCTTTCCCTGGAAGGAGAGAACACGCCTCTTCCGAATAGGCGGATGGAAGCATGGGACGAATAACCCGTCCATTTGAATCATACAATGTTTGTCCAATCAAAGAGGCCAGAATGTCTACTGCATCTCCTTCTTCTACATACGCTGCTACATCGCTGATGGTTATGATTACCCTCCATCCTTCCGCAACCGACTCAAATGTGAATACATCATCCACATCCTTGCATCCTTCTGGATCAATATGAAAGGTATACCCTGTTAGGGCACGACGTTCCGCAGTAGAATGCAGTTTCACTTCATAGTCGTAAACAGGATACCTCCATGGACACGCCTGCCAAATCAACGCCTCTCGTTCCGCCTTCTCCTCTCCTGACGACCCAAGGGTTTGTTGTATGGATCCTCTTGGAAACGTTCCCTTCCAGTCTTCGAAGGTTATAAGAACAATCCGATTCTGGCTCCGATCCTTCTCCGATGATCCCACCACGAAATGCGGATAGCGTTTGTCATAAGGAGTAAAGAGATACATGAGATTTCCACGTTTTGTCATTCCATACGTCGATTTACTTGTCAGCTCCAGTGTTCCCACAATGAGAGGATATTGATCCCTCAATTCTAGGATGCACTGATCATTCACCCATCCGACATGATCTCCTGGAAAGCACCGGTTCGCTTTTTTGGATCCTTCAAACTCAAGAAGAAGATCTCCTGTGTCTCTAAGAATCTGGAAACGATTATAATCTTTGGTTTGAAGAATGCCACGTGGATACGAAGGAGGCTCTTCGACAGGGTTTCCCCACATTTGTTTCAAGTGCTCCATCGTTGTGGTTTTTATGTACCTGAATTTTCTACTCAAATTTTAAGCCGAACATGAGTGGACGTTTCGTTTGCGGCATGAGACGATTTGATAAGCATAAAGTGAATACGGATCAGCCCAGCAATCCTGCATTGTATCAAGAGAATCAAAAAAGTCTCAGCGAACTCATCCGATTACGTGAAGAACAAGATCGTGGAACGTTTCAGCCCATTGCGAAGGATGAAACGCAGATTGTGAAAACGGCGATGCCTGTACAAGCCGCCACAGTCTATACTCCATGGAAAACACCCTCTACCAGTTAAATGTAGTATATGATTTCCATATGTCCTCCGTTAGATGAGAAGGAATGGTGGGATCGATTGTTAATTCATTAGAAAAACTAAGAAGAAGAAAGGTACATTCGGTCAAAAAACAAGGAAGAAAAAAGTGATACGGAGTGATGGTCCTGTAAAATAATACGTTCTGATCCGATTGTTTTAGAATAAGTTGGGTCAGCGCCTGATACGGTTGTTCTGATTTTCCCATTGTACGAATTCCCGAATAAATCGAAATGGATCCTGTGGGACGAATCCAATAGGACAATTGACGAATTAAGACTGCCCATAGTTCCATGTTTTCTAGATCAGGTTCGATTAAATCAACGATCATAACATCATACAATTCTTCAGGAGGAGTCATGATGGTTTCAAAGATGTCTTCATAGTGAAGATGAAGTCGCGGATCATCCCATGCCCCTTTAGCCCATTGTGGATATTTCGTTTGAAACAGATGAACCACGTCCTTGTCCCATTCATACATATCGACGTGATCTACGGACGGCCATTTTAACACCTCGCGTGCCGTTGCCCCTTCTCCACCCCCTATGATCATGACCCGCTTAGGGCGAACCACACTGGACATGACAGGATGAACAAGTGATTCGTGATACAATTTCTCATCCAACTCACAGCTTTGAATGTCTCCATCCATATAACACGCGACACCCCAGTCTGGACGATGGATCATTTCTACATGCGTTTTTCGATGCGTCAAGATGGAATCCAGACGGGTAATATTTTTCCAAAGATACGATACGTTTCCTTCTTTCCAACTGTTATCAATATAGAAAGACATTGATAATAGATCATCGTTATATATTTAGGTCGAGATTAGTGTTTTCTAGACTTACGAAGGGCTGTCTTGCTTTTCTTGTAAGACTGTTTTAGTTTTTTCAGTTTACGATTCTTTCTTGTCTTCTTGAATCGTCCACCCTGACTTCCTACTGAAATTAGTTGCGATCGACTAGATTGATTAGATTGCCATGATCGATTGCTCGATCCATTTGATTCCAGTTCATTTGGACTAAAATTAGACACCTCTGGATATGATGCTAATTCAATCTGTTCTTTAACACGAGGCAATTCAATGAATTCTACTGATTCTAATAATCCGATGCTCATCATGGTTCCAAATGTAAATATTTCAGGATGAAATTTTAATTGATAATTTGATTAAGATTGCGTATTCTATCATCCTCAGATGATGCTGCTGCAGCCTTAGATGACATGCCTATTTATTCGTCTTTATTTAATTTGATAAAAGATACGAATGATTGTTCTTATGTTTTATCATTTCATGACGAGTCATTTTACTTTCCTGTAGATCCAAACCCACCTGCACCACGTTCCGTATCCGGAAGTGAGTCCACCAAACGAACATGACGAATCCAACCCATATCAGGCGCTACAATCTGGAACAAACGATCGCCCTTTTGGACCGTGGAATTGCCCGTCATGGACCACACGGGCGCCTTCAACTCGCCGCGATAGCTCTTGTCAATCACGCCCGTCGAATTGGCCATCATCAGACCCGACTTATAAATGGATGAACGTGGCATCAGAAAAAAATGGCTGTCCGTCTTCACATACTCATTCGACGTTCCATGTGGCATCGGCTCCACTTTCAGTAGACGCGCGGAAATTCCAAACGAAACAAACTGCGGCGTCGTCTCGACGTGCAACGACTGCGATGTAAACAAATCAAATCCGGCGTTCTCATCGGAACGGTTCATCAGCGCAATCGGATAAAACGACTGATCCGCATCATGTGTTAAAATCTCAAGTTCATACCAAGTTGACATCTTTATCATATAATGGGTGTGTATCTTTAGATTGCTCAACTTAAAATAGGAGGTAAGAAAAGATATGGCTGCGGAGGAATCAGTGGAAGAGTTAGTTATAAAAATCAATAAGGCCCCTGCACTATCATTAACAAGAACGATTAAAGAAATCATTCAATCCGAAACACCCATCATCATTCAACAAATCATAAATCATCCTGATCTACTCTCACCAAGAAAAGCAAAGCTTGAAAAAGAAAGTAAATTGATCAGTGTTCCCATTCAGCCTGTGATAGAAAAAGATCTAGCTAAAAGAATGACGCTTAACGTTATACCACCCGAACGTACCAACGTTGCAGGATCACTTCCAATCGTATTTTATGACGATCTACAGGAATACAAACCGATAGATAGTGAAGTATGGGAGGGTTCAACTGGAGATGCGTTTATCTATCGACGACCTCATAATCCTATGAAAGGGATGTACATTGTAAAGAAAATGATAGGAGAAATGTCATGGACATTAGACCGAGTACGAAATAATTCACAGCGCATCATGTCGTCAAAAATAATTGGCATTCTACACGAAATGAATACGAATCTTGAAGTTACTGAAAAGATAGGTTATTACGTTTCAAAATGTATGGGAACATATTTATCATATCGATTTACAGATCATGGTGGTAAATTTACTGCCTATTTTGTGTTTGAATATCTTCCAGGCATGACTCTTGATAAATGGATTAAGGATAATAAGAATAAAAATAGCTATCCTGAAATGGCAGAAAAAATTAAAGAATCATTGCGGGGCTGCGTCGGTGCATTATCAGAAATTGGATATGTTCATCGTGATCTTAAACCTAAGAATGTATATGTTGTTCTGAATGGAGATCAAGTAGAACGATGTATTCTCATTGATTTTGGAGAAGCTCTTGTAATCGGAACACGTAAACCAATCGAAAATATACTAGGAAACTCCTCTAAGAGTTCGGACAATTCTTCCAATTTTTCTGAAAATGAACGTTTTGATCCTATTAAAGCGAATACAGCAGAAAATAAGTTTATCAACCGATATCAAAATGTTGTCATTCCTGAACAAAATATGATTTCTCTTAAAAGAATCATTACTTATCCTACAAACCGAGGTGGGCTCGGTTTATCAGAAGGAGGATTACGTCGTAAACTACGCACAAAGAAAAATAAACATAGAAAACACCGAACACGTTGCTCCGCTTAAAGTCGCAAATACAATGAATCAGACACCACTACATCGCGTACAATGCGACTGCGAACCTCCATGATCTTCTCCACTTGATCAGTATGTTGACAATATGTCGCCAACGACAACCATTCATCCAGCATATTCGCAATCTTCATAACCGCTCGAATAAAGTTTCCTTCAAAGATATCATATTCCGTGCAAATCACAGACGAATGTTCCCCTTCCATCCAACGACTTATCGGCTCCACCATAAGGGTGGACGTATTCCAATATCCTTCCATCGGATATCCCACTTTTTCTTCCAATTCCTTGAATTGGATTGCCATTCGTTCGATTGTCTGCAGTGCCTGGCGAACCTTGGTGCTCACACGAAGATCCAAAAGAGACGGTTGCTCTTCCGTATCTTTTCGCTCTTGAAATGCTGCAAGAACACATACCAATTCATCACCCGATAGGTCATGGAGGATTCGATCTACGTAGAGTTCTGTCATGAGAATCGGATGACCTTCATTGATCTCCGTTGCCAGAATACCCTTTAGTCCCAAATCGTCATTGGTCAACGTCAAGGCATTCGCATGTTGCAAATATCCCATCTGATGCAAGAAGTCCACCACCGGCTGAATATTCTGGTTATGATCATTTAATGCGTTGAGCCATTCCTCTTTCTCCTGCTGTTCTTTCTTCAATAATTGCATGGTTTGATAGTCCTCCTGCGCCTTGTTCCATCTCGGACCCATTTGGCCATTCTTAAGACTGTCTAACTCTTTCTGTACCTGCTTTCGCTCCGCATTCACTGTTGTCTTGATCCGTTGTTCCAGTGCCAACCTCTTCTGGCAACCTGACAAGTAGGGTTCCACCAAATTCAACGTGGATTGTTTTGCGATACACGCATCGAGTTCCGCCTGAATCTCGCGCTTCTCCTGTTGACGTTGCTGAAACCAATAACTCTGCTCCATGAGTTGGAGCCACTTCAACGGCTGATTTGGAGCCGACGCTTGCAGGGTTTTCAACAGGAAATCGTAATGGAAATCCATGCGGCTCTGAATCGGTGGCCGTGCACCCTTCATCATCTTCTCCATCTCCTCGGGTTCAATCGGCTCACGATCCGGTAAATAAATGACCACACCCTTATCATCCTTTCCACGACGTCCCGCTCGGCCCGCCATTTGGATGTACTCATCATTTCTCAGGATACGCATCGACGCCGTCGCATCATCATACTTCTTGAATCCCGCAAATAGGACCGTTTTTGTCGGCATGTTCAAACCTACCGCGAACGTCTCGGTACAGAAGAGCATCTTGACATATCCCTTTGAGAACAAGATCTCAATGATCTCTTTCAACATCGGTAGAAGACCACTGTGGTGAAACGCCACGCCTCGGCAAAGAAGTTCATAAATCTGATGGTACTGTGGAATCTTCTCTAGTTCTCGCATGTGTCGATGAAGATGGAAGGAAATAATATGTTTCACTGCGGCAGTATCCGACGTATCCAAAAGACTGTGTTCCATCTTGCTCGCATACGACTCGCATTGTTTTCGGCTCAGAACAAAGAAGAGCGCAGGGAGCAATTCCTTCTTTTGAAGAATCTCGGCCACCTCATTCAGACGATGAACGAAATGTGAGGCATGGACTTTTCCTCCAACCGCACCCTTTGATCCTGCCTGGCGCGAATCCACCACTTTCTGCTGAAACGTCTGCACTTCTTTCTGAAGGGTATGGTATCCTCGGTGCCAGTCTCGATACGCTTCCCGTTTATAGTTTTCCTTGGGATCCATTAGCAAGATCATCTTATCCTCCTTTCCCAGTACATAATGCGTCAAAGGAACCATTCGATAATGGGTTTGAATCAAATGAATCGGCTTTTGTTTGAGTTCCCCTAGCCAATGCGCCAAATATTCGGGATGATCCAGTGTGGCCGATAACATGATCATCGATACAGAAGGAGGAAGGAGAATCATTGTCTCTTCCCATACCTTTCCACGGTCCTTATCATTGATGTAATGGCACTCATCAAACACGATCGCGTCCACTCCGTCCATCGACAACGACGCCGTTAATCCCAGATGTTCGGTTGTCGATCCTTTTTTGTAAAGTAAGTTTCGAAGAATCTCCGTGGTCATGATGACAATTTGGGCATCAGGGCAGAACTTGATATCTCCTGTCATGATTCCCACTGAGGCTTCCGTGAATTGGTGTTTCAGGTCATAAAATTTTTGATTGGAAAGTGATTTGATGGGAGTCGTATAGAACACACGCTTTCCTTTTTTCAGGGAATGGTAGATTTGATATTCTCCTACCAGGGTTTTTCCTGAGCCCGTCTTGGCACAAACAAGAACATTTTCATCCTTGGAAATGGCATGGAAGGCGTGTTGTTGAAACGGATCCAGCGGAAACGTGTAGGGGTGATCGAATGAAGTCGACGGGGTAGTGGAAAGATCGGGCTGGATAAGAAACGACATGGTTGTTGAATTCCATTTGTGATCACGTTGCTCAAATTTTATCAACCTAAACCACGCGACATGTATCTTTGATAAATGAAAACCACGGTTGCCCTTTTGACCGATCAGGGTTATTTCCACAAAGCAAAGCGTACCATTTTGGATGTTCGATCTCGAGGTGAATGGACAGGTGATCTTGTATTGATCACGATTGGATTTGACGCACCTCGTAATTTCTGCGATTATTATCGATTGATCACCATTCGAATGGAGCATCTCGATACGAGCAAACTCATGGAAGCATACCGATTTAACCCCATTCGTCCCACCTGCGACAATCGCGAATATACCAAATTAACTCAGTGGGATAAGTTTCACCTATTTGATCCCTTTTTCCTTCAATGGGATCGTGTCATTTATCTCGATTCAGGATTGCGTGTATTTGATAAGATTCAATATCTGGCGGATCTACCTTGTGAGCAGGTCATCATGGCACCCGACGATGCGCCACCTTATGACCAAGAAAAGAGATTTGGCGGAATTATTGAAACCGATCGCAACCCTGGTGTAGTAGAACGATTGTTTCAGGAATATGATCCTTCCATTCTGAAAGAACGTTATTTTTTGAATTGCATCTGGATGTATGATACTGCACTCTTACATACCATCAAAAAAGAAGAATTGATTCGAACCATGAACGATTATCCGATTTGTCGATGCAATGAAATGACAGTTATGAATCTTGTCTTTACATTCAAACATAAGGTATGGAGACCTTTCCCTGATTGGATTGATCAACCAAAAAAGCGTCTCTTTGGATGGAGCGAGCACGACCGAGATTATGGATCTCATTCTTCCTGGCGAGACTTTTGCTTTGTTAAGTATCCTTTTACCATCAACTTTGATTGTGAATAAATTATTTTGATAAATAAGGCTTCAAATTCTTCGAATGAATATGTAAATTATTGATTCGAATCCACTTGTCCTTGTTCAACACATAGGGTATTACTCTCCCTTGATTGTCTTCTTTCCAATCATATTGATATTTTGTATAATTGATAATGGACCATATACAGAGTAAGCCCGTTATGACTAATCCATGAGTATGATAAGGGTCGACCCCTCCTAGATAGACACCCATCGCAGCCGCATCAAAAATCGTTTTCTTGTATCGATGATAATTTTCATAGGTTTCTGGAGGAACCTGTTCACTTGGCCAATGAATCGGAAGAAGTTGTACCTTTTCTGGATTTTTCTTCCAAAATGCATACAACGCCTGCATTTCCGTCATGAAATCATTCGCAATATCGGTCTCTCGAATATATTCTAAACAGCATTGTGTAAACTCATACAAAATATCATGAGACCGAATATAGCAAATACCCGATGCACATCGTTTTACATTATCATACATGAATGCCATTGGCTGAGAAGAGAATGTTTCTTCCCATTGAAGTGGATCATCATAAATTAAATTATCCAGTTCCAGAAATAATACCTCGGACCATTCATGCTGTTTCATCGCATGATAAAGTACAAAAAATCGCTCAAATGCATACATGAATAGGTTTTCACGTCCTTTCAATCCTTCCACCACTGAAAATTTAGAGCGATTCTCTTCAATACAGGAATGAAAGGTATCGTCTTTGAGACCATCATAGGAAATAAATTCAACTCCATAGGTTTGTAAGGCAGCAAGATGAGGTGATTCCATATCACTCACAATAAAATAAATGGGACCTTGATAAAATAATCGTGTTTGATGAACGGTATCGACTGCATACGATGGTAATGGTCCAATAAAACAATAGACAATGATCATCTTTATTATACGATTCGCTTGCGATATTTAGATGGGGAGAACTTAAACTTGATTTAAGAATCGTATTTAAATGGATCGATCAGAGAATTCTATTCAACACCTATCGGTTTTCCTTAGAAAGTTAAAAGAATTAGAATCATTTGCCTTGATTCGTCCTGGGGATGGTGAGTATTTGATCATGCAAAATGAAATATTTCAGACCCAAGACGAATGGGATTTCAAAGGTGGATCTCTACAAAAGGATCTCTTGAACGTCAAGGATGCGATTAAGGGATTGCCCAATTTGTATGTGGGAGTACCTTGTTCTGGATGCCACGGAGATAAAATCATTGGATGGTATCAATCTACATGGGGGTTTACAGATGAACAAATGACATATGCAAGTGTATTGTGTAATAAAAATTGGAAACCGTTTACAAATTATCTTATTCAATCGAAACACCCGCTTTATTATATTGGACCAGGAACAAAAAACGATACACCTCTGGTTATCAAACAACGTTTCTTCACAGACCCTACGCTGGTAAATACATGGGATACCGATAAAATCTCTTTTTTAATGAATCTGTCAAAATGGGTGGCAACCATTCTCGCCTATCATCATGATGTATGTACGTTTGTTTTTTCAGTGGGTCCGATTTCAAAGATCGTGATTCCCATTCTTCATCGAATGTACCCAGGAAATCAATTTATTGATGTAGGGTCTTCTCTCGATTATTATACAAAAGAAACATCCAATCGATATTACATCCGTGAAAACGATATTCATTCTCATACCATTTGCGATTTTACAAAGGGGCACGATCAAGGAAATGACATTACTGTCATTCTTAATTTTTATAAGCGCCCGCATGTTCTACTAGAGCAAATCGATGCCATTCGTAAACAAAATGTATCTCCCACCCAGATCATTATTTGGAGAAATTTCGCAGAGGGATATGAAATTCCAGAAGAGGTACGAAACGATGATTCAATCATTATTATGGATTCTAGCCGAAATATGGGCGTATGGGCGCGTTTTGCGGCAGGTTTGTTAGCCAATACCGAATTCATATGTGTATTTGATGATGATACGATCCCAGGTTGTCGATGGTTTGAAAATTGTCTTACCACCATGAAAAAAGTAAACGGTCTATTGGGAACCATTGGTATTCGGTTTGATATCAATCCTCAAAAATACAACAGTTTTTGTCCTCGAATTGGTTGGGATGGACCCAATTACGAAATAGAAGAAGTCGATATGGTATGCCATTCCTGGTTTTTCCGTCGTGAGTGGCTCCCTGAATTGTTTAAGATTGTTCCTGATTATCATATGATGTTTCGTGCAGGAGAGGATATGGGTCTATCCTATGCCTTTCAACAGATTGGTGTTAAAACATACGTCCCTCCTCATCCTCCTGGCGATTTTGATATGTATGGAAGTCATCCCGAATTGGCGCGAAAATATGGAACCGAAGACGTTGCGATTTCCATGGGACAAACCAATTTCGATGAGATGTTTCTTTTTTATAAAAAGAAGGGATTCTCTTTTTTGAGAGATCGGGTATAAAGATTGTGAATGAATAGTAGCCTAAATGGAATCCATAGATGCGATTCTATACCTTAATTTAAATCATCGGCTCGATCGAAAACGTCATATTGTTCAAGAAATACATAAATTATGCAACGACGATTCCAAAATTCATCGAATTGATGCGATTTATCGCAATCCTGGTGCACTTGGATGTGGATTGAGTCATATTAAGGCACTTCGTTATGCATTAGACCATCCTGAATGGAATACCGTTCTTGTACTAGAGGACGATTTTACATTTCATTCTGATTCACATGATGAAATCAATGGATCCATACGAACATTATTTAAGCATGCTCCTCGATTCGAAGTCGGATTATTGTCGTATAATCATCATTATATACAATATGTGAATACAATGAACGATTCGATTAAAAAGGTGTTATTCTCTCAAACCACATCTTCTTACATAATTCGCCGACATTACATTCCTACTCTTCTACAAAACATACAAGAAGCTACATATGATATGGAACGAAATGGAAAAACAGAACAAAATTGCATTGATATTTATTGGACAAAACTCCAACCTCTTGGAAATTGGTATGCGGTATCCCCTGCCATTGGATATCAATATGACAATTATTCCGATATCGAAGGACGTATAACCGGATATGGATGCTAAACCCTATCCCAAGATGCCTCATAAATGTCCTCCCATTCTCTTGGACCCGCGGGACCAAACCATTGAGAGGGAGCCACAACATGTTTTGCTTTCGAAAGCCAGGTTGTCCACCAAATAAATGTGGAATTTGCCATAATCACATTTTGAAATTGTTGAAGTAAAATAAACGTATTCACATCTGTTTCATCGAGAATTTGATGTGAATGCTCCCATACTGGCCTGATCTCTTCACGAATCTCGTTCCAAAAGGAAGAATCATCTCCACACAATAGAAAAATCGGATTCTCAACCTTTTCCATCATTCGTCGAATGGCCTCTTTATAATAACCGGCCGTCAAAGGACCATGAACATGCTGATAAGTTATATAATCCGTTCGACGACAATGAACAATGACAACGCGGTCTTTTTGGTCAATCAGATCCTTGTATTTAGTTTTAACTTGTTCTATAAGATGGGATGGAGCTTGAAATAACTCTCGAATTTCTTCTTTGATTTCATCATTGTAGAAATATTTGGAGCTTTGCAGGTATCCTCGAAGGTACATTCCAGGCGGAGATAAGGGTCCAATTTCTCCAAACTTGGTCGGACCAGGTTCATACCATGAAGGGAGAGAAGGAAGAAAAGGGACCAGATAAGGGTGCATGTGATGCAGAATGCTATCCCAATATAAGGGTCGATTTCCATTGGTTTGAATGTGTTCGAGTTGAAGTGCTGCTTTTTCCCGTCTCGAATAGGCATAGGCCGTTGCAATCTGAAACAACTGATTTCCAAGTCCACCCAAAATGTTTACCGATACGATTGACATTATGGTTGATAAGTTAAGAATCTTTATATTATATGATCGTTACAGTACATGATGCAGTAAATCCACCATCTGTGGTTCTAGCAGTAATGATCGCCGTTCCTACCGCAATACCCGTTACCACTCCACTGGATGATACGGTTGCAATATTGGTATTATTCGAAGACCATGAAACGGTTTTTGTAGTGGCATTACTGGGAAGAACATTGGCCACCAATGTAAACGTAGCCATTCGCGGCATGGTTAATGAGGTACGATTAAGTGATACTCCCGTCGCTGTCGTAGAAACACGTACCACCACCGATGCCGATTTATTTCCATCCTGTGTCAAAACCGACACGACAGTAGATCCATTTCCTACTGCATGAATGAGACCTGTATTGGATACCGTTGCCACGGATGGCATAACCGACTGCCATGAAACGGTCTTATTCGTTGCATTCGATGGTAAAACCGTCGCCACAGACTGAAAGGTTGATCCTAAAGTTAACGAAATACTGGTGGAATTCAATGATACACTCTGTACACTTACATATACCGATACCGCAACCGTGGCCGTTCGAGACATATCCACGGTTTGCACGGTAATCGTGGTTGATCCTGAACCTACGCCCGTGATGACTCCTGAACTAGATACCGTTGCAACCGATGGATTGGCCGATGTCCATGTAACCGCTTTATTGGCAGCATTGGTTGGCAAAACCGTTGCCGTAATGGCCCGTGTTATTCCTGTTCCAATGGATATACTCGTAGGAGAAACCGACACCGAAGAAACAGGAACCGTTATGGATACCACGCATGTTGCGGTCAATGAATTACAACGCGCTGTAATCACGACGGTTCCAAGTGAAATGGCGGTAATCACACCTGACCCATTCACCGTTGCATTCGCCGAATTGGAAGACCATGATACAGTTTTATTCGTTGCATTCGATGGTAAAACCGTCGCCACCAACGTTAATGTATTTCCAACATGCATGATGGCCGTCGTTTGATTCAAAGAAATACTTGTTGGAGCAATCGAAACGGTAATCGTACAGGTTCCCGTTCGATTGGTTCCATCTGTACTGGTTGCCCATATGTTCACCGTTCCCGATGCAACCGCCGTAACAAGCCCAGATGAATTCACGGTTGCAATGGTAACATTGCTCGACGACCACGTCAATGTTTTATTCGTTGCATTACTGGGTGCAATGGTTGCATTGACCTGTGTCGTTGAGCCAGGAGCCAATGTGGCAGAACTGGGAACCAATGTGATACTTGTAATTCCAATCGAACTCGCCGATACCGATACAGACACCGTAGCGGATACATTGGATCCATCGGTGCTTTGAACGGTAATGGTAGCCGAACCCGCTGAAACGGAGGTAATGAGTCCAGAGTTTGATACCGTTGCAATCGCAGCATTACTAGAAGTCCATGAAAGTGTTTTATTGGCGGCATTCGATGGTGCAACCGTGGCTGTAATTTGCTGTGTTTGCGAAAGTGTCATTGAAACCGTAGTTGGACTGACCGTAATACTAGAAACCAGGACAGGAGCCGTAGCCGTTGTAAGATACGATGCCAAATTTACACCATTAAAGGATCCCCATCCTGTACAATTATCAAAACCGGCATGTGCAGAAAATCCTCCATTTGATCCAGAAGTAATATCATGAAAGCAGTTAGAAGGTGCCTGATAGAGAAGTGGTGTAAAAAAAGATCGACAATTGACCGCCGCCAAGAATCCTGCAATAATTGGAGCCGCCACACTTGTTCCTCCAATCACATATAAATTGCTATTAATTCGAAAGACACCTCCTGTGTTTGGATCGGCTAACGATGCAATGTCAGGAATCGAACGTCCCGATCCAGAAAGAGCGCTTTGATAAGAGGGCTTTGAATATGCGGTACTTATTCCACCTCCACCTGATGACCATGCGGTCTCAACAGTTTGTCCGTCATAGACGTTGTTCGGAGAGACAACCGATGTTCCACCTACCGCCGTGGCATTCGGATTTGAACTGGGAAAATCCACATAATTCGTAGATCCTGCAATTCCATCGGTCGAACCGTTATCTCCTGTCGCAGTACAAATACTAATACCCGCATTGGTCATCGTGGTCATACTCGTATTGATACTCGAAAGAAGGGACGATCCATAATATACTTCAGGTGCTCCCCACGAACAGGATACGATATTTGGTTTATAATTCACACCTGATACCGTCACATTGGTATTATACATGTAATTTAATAAATTAGGAAATTCATTGAGTGTATTTGGGGCAATGTACATGATAATGGTAAGATTTGCACTAGGGCACATGGATCCAATCGTTTCCACATCAATCGTATTTTCAATCGTTGATCCTCCATCATTAAAATTTGGAGAATTGGTCGCTCCATCGATGGTTACAATAATCACACGAGGTTGATTTGCAGTCGAAATTCCAATAGAAGACCAATAGGCCTGAACATCTCCATTCGTTAGAACACCATTTGAATCCACTGAACCGTAAAGTCCTCCTCCAAATGAAATCACACCCACCACAATATTCGCGGTAGTGGGTGCAGGGATATTATAAATCGATCGGACTTGATTCATATAAAAATAGGAAACACCCACCGACTGCGGAGTAATCAGTTCGGTACAAGAAACCATGCGAGGTTTCAATTGATGCGGTACAATCGGAGAGGTAATTTGGTTTGCGGATACCCAGTTTTGTAGACACTGTACGTCGGCACTAAATACATCCAATGTTGTATCATTTATCACAAATGTTTGCAATCCAGCCGCCTGAGCAGAAGCGAAATAATCGCGTGTGGTTAGAACCGAGGCCATGATCTAGCTAGTCATGCGAAAATGACGCACATATAAAGATCATTTTATATGGTGTTCTAGATGAATCTTGATTTTGATGAAACAAAAACCACGCCCTTATGTCGTATCATGGGATTTCATCAAAGCGACAAAGGGCATGAAAACATTCAATCTTCCTGGCACAATTATACAACCGTGTATTATGCATTATTCAAGGATATACAAAATCAACCTTTGAGGGTTTTTGAGTTAGGTCTCGGAACCAATAATCCTTCTATCCCTTCCAATATGGGGGTTGGAGGACGACCTGGCGCATCTCTTTATGGATGGAGTGAGTTTTTTACACAATCCACTATTTATGGCGCGGACATCGATCGCGAGATTCTCTTTCAAACCGATCGAATTCGAACCTTTTTTTGCGATCAAACCAATCCTACCTTGATTCAAGACATGTGGAACCAACCAGAACTACACGATCCATTTGATATTATCATTGAAGACGGCCTTCATACCTTTGATGCAAATGTGTGTTTCTTTGAAAATAGTATTCATAAGGTAAAACCAAATGGATACTATATCATTGAGGATATCTTGTTTAGTGAAATGAATCTGTTCCTTACAAAAATCGAGGAATGGAAGATAACCTATCCCTCTTGTTCCTTTGATTTGATTGCGATACCATCCAAACGAAATCCATATGATAATAATTTATTGGTTATTCGGAAATCATCATAACGATACAAATGGATAATGATCGAATAATATAATGGGTTCAGATGGGACATTCGGCATGTCAATCGGTTGTGGAATGAGCCCTTTATTGGGTTGTTTTGTATGTACGAAATCATTTCGAATAAATGTGCATTCAAATACATTCGGCAACATAATCCCCTCTACCATGTGTGTTTTACATCCATTATTGGGATGCAAATGAGCAAGTGTATGTGTACGATTGATCTTTTCTAGCATGGTAAACATATGTTGATGTGTAATATCCAACAGACCCCTAAAATAGGTTGGATGCAACCGAATATCTCCTGGTGTATGAATTTCTATGACGAGTTGTTTGATTTTCTTCATTTGATCTTCTGAAAATGTAGGAAACACACGAAACTCATGTCCCTCAATATCAATCTTCATAAATACATTCGAATAAGGATCCAATGTTTCATGTAGATTGGATAACGTTTCTGTTTCTCTGTTTCCAATATTCTTTCGAATAAATTGGATACGCGAATCGTTTTCAGGTAAACGTTCAATCGTTCCATCATAGGCAAAACAAGGAACTGGATTTTCATTTAAAAAGGCTTGTTCAAAACTAATATCATTTGAAATTCCTCCACTAATCATTGCATCATACCCTCCTGGTAGATCAAAAACAACATATCCACCGTCATACGGTTTTCCAATACGTTTCTTTTGGAGAGAGATATCATAAATGACCAATTGTTCCATTTATGATATCTAATGTTCTATCCTTTATATTACAATATTTCTAACATGAAAAACCAATGATCAATATGTGTACAGGTTGGAGTATGGGTCGTAAACCAAGAGGAATGACGATCATAACACGATGCCATAATATATTGATCGGAATTTCCAGATATTCCTCTCGTATCATAATCAGTTAGCACACTGTCATATAGTGTACTATATTGGTTCCAAGCGGTTTGATTCCCTGCAATAATGGCCGCGGCAAATCGATATTCAGGATAAACGTAAAATGGCCGATAGGACTGAATGCGAATGTGCTGAATATGTAATGTATTATCATTCAATGGTATTCCGCGACAACCAAAATAAATAAAAGCACGTTCTGATTCATCATTTCGAACACATCCTGCATCACACCATATGAACTCATCCGCATCAGATAGTTTCATTGCACGAAGAACAAATTCTTTTTTTTCATACCAAATGGCGGCCAATTCAGGTGTATGATACGATTCAGGATCTCGCTCTTTTTGACGATTCCAAAACTCGCGACCGCGGTTCCATGCCTTGAAGTCATCTACCTCCATCATAACAAACTGAACAAATGAAAGATCATGTCCAAACGATTGAATATCGTGAAATACATCCTGAGAGGTAAAGAAGATGGTTGGGCATCGAAGCGACCGAAAAAATCGATTCAAATGTGGCAGATAGGCCGCATAGGGTTGTTTGCTAGGGATCTTAAAAAACGCAGAGACAATCACCGTATTTGGCATATTCTATTTATATTAACATACGTATGGTTTAAATCATACCCATGATAATAGAGTAATGAGTGCATTCTGTTATTTTTTATATACCGACGAAGGTCAAACGTACATTGGTGCTACCGTCGATCTCGATCGTCGGCTTCGTCAACATAATAAAGAAATCAAAGGAGGGGCTCATGCAACGGGTATCCGTGTCGCACAAGGACTTGTATGGAAACGGGCATGTTCAGTGGAACTTCCTGAATGGCGCACGGCACTTCAATTCGAATGGCGTTGGAAACAATTGGGTAGAACTCAATGCAAACACGTTCGACATCCCATTGATCGCCGCCTTGCTTCGCTTCGATTACTTCTTTCTCTTGATCGACCAACCGAGGCTGCGATTCCCTATGAGATGTACCCGAATGGGCCACCCACCATTCATTGGGATTCAGAAGAACTGGAAAAGCGTTATGCCGGCGCAAAATCACTTTGATAGGTTCCTGATTCCGTCATGTCCATCAATGCCTTCTTTGTCAGATTTTTCTGGAGTTGATCTTCCAAGTCCTGATCCGGACGTGCATTTACATCTTTAGGAGGGTTCACAAATGGCGCACGAGTGGAAGATAATTGATCCATGGTTCCAGGACTGGTTCCAAAGTGTTCTTTCTTTTCTTCTTGTTCAAAGGCTTCATTGCGAATCTGTCGGGTCAAATACATGACCACGATTAAAACCAGAATGCAAAACACAAAATAATTCAAACCCAATACGTCGTTCATGTCTATTGTAGATTTCATAAAATTATTTGGAAGGTAAGACTACAATATCACTCTCCATAATGGCACGGTGCTCCAATTCGAGAGTATCCATTTTGGAATCGAGTTGATCGAAGCGGTATGCAAGTGTATTGACGTTTGATCGATGTTGTTCTAATTTTTGCTCATACTTTGTTTCAAGGGTAGTATATTTTATCTCCATGGTGTGATATTGAGATTCCATCGTATTAAACCGTTGTTCCATTTCTTGCAGTTTATCCTTGATATTTCCTCCATCCGACAAGGGCCATTCAAGATTCATACAATTCAGGCGCGATCCGGTTGCTCCCATTTCTCTTTGTGAATAATAAAAATCTACGAGGAATAAACAAAATTAAAAAATAACATGAACTACATATGTCTTCGTGGGCCAATCGAAATCTTCCTCGAAAACGGGATATCAGTCAAATCCCTCCCGAATTTCGTCCTGAGATTGTTCCTCGTGTTGCTCAACCCCTCGTTGTCTTATCGGAAACCTTTCGATTCAAACCTGAAAATGAAGTCATCTATCCCGACCGATCATCGATGGAACCCATTCCCCATCCTCGACAGTTTGTCAACCAACGAATTGAACCCACGCCCGCTCCAAGAGCAAAAGAACTTCGTTATCAAGACAAAAGCTACGTGTTTGTTATTTTACGACACATTCGAAATACACGCGATAACGATTTATGGATTTCTTGCTATAATTCCATTCGCCAATTCTATACAAATCTAATTGTCATTATTGATGATAATTCAAGTATTAATACTGTGAATGGTAAATTGATAAACACAGAAATCATTCAAAGTGAATTCAGCGGAGCCGGTGAAATTTTACCCTATCATTATTTTTTGAAGAACAAATGGGCCGATCGTATGATCTTTTTACATGACAGTATGTTTATGAATCGTGCCTTTTTGGATAATGAACTTCAGGGGTTGATTCGTTTCCATTGGCATTTTGAAAACAAAAGTGTCAACCCTAAAATGTCTACCTTTTTGTCTATGTTATCAAACTCCGATGTCATTGAAGAATTCATTCAGAATTCCGAATGGAGAGGATGCTTTGGAGCAACCAGTATTGTTGATATCGAAGTGGTTGAAAAACTGGAAGAAACCTATGGTCTTTTTTCTCGTCTGATTCTTTCCATTCGAACCCGATCCGATCGTGAAATGTTCGAACGTGTTCTCGGAATGGTGGTTGCCTATGAGGGGCTTATTCAAGCAGAGCAGTATTCCAATTTCGGAGATATTTTGAAGTATCCCAATTCGTTTGAAACACAAATTCAAACAATGGATCACGCCCGACAGGCTGTCTCTCAAAAAGGATATGATACCGCGATTGTAAAGGTATGGAAAGGACGATAATCTATCTTATAATAGATGGAGAACATTGATGCCATTCTCTATATTAATCTCGATCATCGAACCGATCGAGATGAACATATCCGACACGAAATTCAATGGATTGATCCCACCTTTTCCAAAACACATCGCATTTCAGGCGTGTATGTTCCTCATCATGGGGCACTCGGATGTAGCACCAGCCATTGCAATGCACTTATGATGATGATGCAGAATCCCGATTGGAATACCTGTATGATCCTGGAAGATGATTTTACATTTTCATCCCCTCTTGATGCGAAGAATCAGATTGATACGCTATTCAAGGACTCTCCTCCATTTGATGTATTTTTACTAGCATACAATGATATTCATATGGATTATAAAGCTTCTTCCATTTGTCGAGTCCACTCTTCTCAAACGACATCAGGATATATTGTTCGAAGAGAATATGTTCCGACTTTATTACATAATTTTACAACAAGCCGAGATCATCTAAAAGGACAAAAATCACATTCCATGTGCTTGGATCAGCACTGGAAAGAATTAATGCATACAGGGAGGTGGTATACACATTCTACTCGAATCGGGTATCAATATATGAATTATTCCGATATCGAACAAACGATAGTGGATCATAAGTGTTAACATATAAAGGGTTGATGGCGATCACTACATATGACATCTTGGAATCAACATCGGATTTCTAAACGAATCGTCCCTCCTCTCTTTCCTGTCCCCATTCATGTTACTCCAACCTTTCATCTTCTCATTGCTACCGCGGGTCGACCATGCTTGAAACGAATGCTCGATAGTTTGAAGGATGAACTTACAGAGAACGATGCCATAACCATCGTATTTGATGGAGAAGGGGCTTTTGATCGATCTACCTTTTCTCAGGATTGGATCAAAGAACATCATGCACCCATTCATATCATTCACCAATCTCCTAATTTGGGGTGGTGGGGTCATGGTATCCGAAATCAATATCAGGGACATCTCACAACGAAAACTACGCATGTTATGCATGCCGACGATGATGATATCTATGTAAAGGGATCCTTTGCTTTTTTGCGCCAACGTTGTATTTCTCCCCATACTCTCTACATTGCATGTATGCTTCATTCTCGTACCAATGAAGTCATTCCTCCTTTTGGACATAAAAAGATCGAACAAGACCGAATTGGAACACCCTGCGGAATCATTCCATTTGAAAAAGCAAATCTAGCCATTTGGAAAGAACGATATGGAGGAGATTTTGATTATTATCACGAACTTCAACATCATGTATCCACAGTCATCTTTTTAGATTATGTCATTTATCAAGTTCCACATGCACTTCAACGTATTGCGTAAAAATAGGTATTCTTTTATCTCCTACGGATACAGCCATATACGGCTCATTACTGCTGATAGCTCAATTGGTAGAGCGGATGACTGTAGTTGTTTTAGTTGTTATCATCAGGTCGCTGGTTCGATTCCGGCTCAGCAGATGTCTTTTTTTGATATCGTTCAACGATTTTAAACAAAGGATAATAATAGAATGGATAACGTATCGATTGACGCCTGGAAGGCATTACATGATGCAATTATGGAAGATGATGTCGAAGGAGTGGAAGGATTGCTCCAAGAAATGCGTGAAAGAAATATGAACAATGCTGCGGTAGGAGCTATTATTAATCGTACGGTGACACTGTCTGACCTTACCGATAATGATGCGATTAAAGATCTATTACGCCAAGAAAGCGGAAACATGATTCAGGAGGCTGGATCAAAAAAACGTGGCCGTCGCGCTACAAAGAGACATGCCAAAAAGCGTCGTGCTACAAAGAGACGTACCGCGTAAGTTCGATTCTAACTCAGTTCTATTTTGATGTCGTTCAACAAACTCAAAATAGAACCCCTTTCTGACAATTTCATTTCATTGTTTTATGTTTACGCGTCTTATGTCTGTGTTGTTTTCTATGACGTCTGGTACCACCGTTTTGGCGATTTTGTCGATTTGGCATGGGAGCCGCTTGAGCCGCTACATCATCACGATGAGCGAGTTCATGAACTCGTTCATGGTCTTCACGAACGATACGCTGATTGGCCGCCGCTTGTTTTCCACTACTCACCGCATTGGCTGAATTTGCCAAGGGTTTTACTGCCTCATAGAGCTGATAGGCAGGATCATTCTCATAGGTTTTATTCTTTGGAAGATTGTTCCCAAAATTACGCGTGTAGTTCTGATTTGCATTCACGTTTTCATTCGCAAGTAATTCATCTGCTTTTGCTAACATGTCTGGATTCGTCGCCGCTGCATCCGCCGCCCATGCCGCAGCTCGACGTTCTTCCAACGGTGTTTTAAATCCTCCCTTTCGATATACCTCACGTACTGCCAAAATGCGCGCAATCAATTCTCGACGACCTCCGCCTGGACATTTTCTATATCGCGGATCATTGTCTAATAATATGACTCGCCCAGGATGTTCTAAATCAACATGATGATGATTACAGCACGGACGACCACATTCAATACACGTTTCAATATGATCTAATTCTGGAGACGGATCTCGATCCAGCTGATTGACGGCGGCTTGGCGACCCACATCCACGTATTTCTCCCAAAGATCTTTAACAAAAAATCGTGGATGACACCAAGGATGTTCACGATGTGGAGTAGTTAATGATGGTTTCATATGACCCATATAATTACATCCTGCGGTTCGTTCCATTGGAAGAAGACAAAATGCACACATGGTCCAACTATATTCAATCGTATTATCTTCTTGATTCTTCTTACGATCCCGTAAAATCGTAGTATAGGCTGGCATTTGCTCGTTTAACCCCGTGCGCATCTTCCATGCGTTTCTCTCTTCTTGTTCTTTTTTCCGTATTGCGGCTGCTCCATGAATATCCCATGCATCCCATGCTTCTTTACTAACGATTCCGCTCAGTATCACTCTCTTGATGGATACCTGACATCTTGGTGTAATGTCATTATGATCAAAAAAACAAGGTATCTCTCTCTGATTTGCTGGGCCGGCTCGTTCTAATTGATATTCTATTGTTTCAGCAGTTAATCCTTGTGATGAAATATGTTTATGTAAATAAAATAATGGCCCTTCATTTCCAACCATATCGTCTCCGTGTGGAAAGTAAGTTAACATTTTATTACGCCAAAATTCAATCTTTTCATCTGTTATTCTTTCTGGATGGGTTAGTTGATATCCAAAAAATGTTGTAAAAAGAATGGTCTCAGGAATTTCTCCCATTAATCCATTTCTATTCATAAATATATAGGTAAAGATTGAAGTAAGCTGTTGAGCACGAATCAATGTGTCTTCATCCATTACTTGATCTTCATGATAAGCATCGTGTAAATCTAATTTAAGAAGTCTCATGACCTCCTCCAATTCGGATTGCTTATCATGTTTCATTAATCCAAATATGATCATACTCAAGTGTGTCAATTCTAACTTTATTTTTTCGGGTGATGCGGCACGAGCTTTTATAAAGACCATAATTAAATCCACGATATGTGATTTGAGTACATGTTGTACCAAACCTGCACAAAGACGATGAATATAAATTGATCCATCTTTATATGAATTCAAATTGATTCCATTATCAATTGCAATTTGTAATACATCAGGATTTTTAATTGTAAAAAGAAGAGGATTTCCTCCCTCTCGATCTCTTTCAAATTTGCTACCAGTATGCAATGCCGTTTCAAATAATTCAGGTTCATCCACTAAATATTGTAATACCTTAGGTGTAAGTGAATCACCTGAAATAAGTAATTGTAAAATGATATCATATACATAACCGTATTTTTCATCCCCCTTCGGAGTAAGACCACGTTCGTTTCGAATCTCAGGCATACGAATGACAAACCAATCCGCAATCGGAGTATTCTCTATTTTTACACCTTTGGTGTCCACATCGGTATTCAACAAATCACGAACTTTTTTAAAGTTATTTCTCTTAATATATTGTTTTAATCGTAGAATTTGCTTTTCATTCTCTGTAAGATTTCTATACCATCCACGTGATCCACGTGGTCGTCTTGATCGTGTTGTGCTACGCGCGCTCATTCTATTATTGATAAATATAATTAATTTTCCATCTTTTCGGCATATGCAAACAATACAATTGAAATAAATGCAAATCCGAGTGCAACTTGTTTGATTGGTGAAATACGCTCTTTAAAGTAAAAAATACCAGATATGGTTACAATAACATCACTTATCAAGTCCCATAAGATATTCATAACGGTCATCGTTTCAAAACGCAATGATTGTAAGAAAATTAATGGTTGCAATCCGTACAGAAACATTCCCAATGGGACATACATCCATGATACCATGCCCAATGAATAATTTTTAAGAAAAGAAAGTACCAATACATCAAGTGATGCCATGATTGTGGCAAATATAATGGGAATAAGGTATACCATTCTACTACTATTATCGTTTTTGATCCCGGCTTTGATATTGTTATACGAACTCAATCATGTGAAAATATCCATTCTTTCTCTTTCTTCATCTGTACAGAATGTCATCTTGGAAGAAAAATGTTAAAAAAATAACACGCCCTTCCATTCACGTATTCCTTTTATGTTATAATGAAAGCGTCCTTCTTCCACACACGGTTGCTCATTATCGATCCTATCTTCCTTCTTGTTCCATAACCATCTATGATAATGAATCCACTGACAACTCTGTTGAGATTGCCCGCTCTCTTGGATGTCAGGTGGTCTCCTGGTCCAGTCAAAAAATCATGAACGAACATCTTCAAATGGATCTACGAAATCATTGCTGGAAATCCATTCCACGCGGATGGATCATCATGGCCGATATGGATGAATGGATTTGTGTTCGTGAAAGTGAATTGGAACAGGAAAGGAAAAAAGGAACTACCCTTCTATCCATTCGAGGTCTGGACATGATCGGTCAAAGTCAAACCATCGATTTATCGGATGTCGGCCTTCACCCACTCCCTCGATTCATCGATAATCCATATGAATCCAAATACATATGTTTTCTACGTGAATCCATTCAGGAGATGCATTACAATGCTGGTTCTCATACTTGTTCTCCCGTTGGAACCGTTGTATATAGCTCCACGGTCTATCTCAATCAACACATTCGATATCCAGGTTTACCTTTTCTGATTGATAAAATGATCAAGCGATATGAAAGAAATGAACAGATGCGTACAGAAAACATGAATTTACATTATTCTAACGATGTACGTCGAATTACCGAGGAATATCAACATGTCTGGAATAAATCAAGTGATCTTTCTATGTTATCATAAATTATTTACGTTTTCTACAGGTCGTAATGGGTTCATATCGTTTTATGTCAGAAATGTCTTTGTGATCTTCACAATAATAGACACACGAGGATGACCATTTCTTTCCACATCGTATTCCATTGATTCTCCAATCACAACCGATGTGTTTCATATGTTCAATAAGAGGAGAGACCGATCGTAAATGATCTGGAAGAATTCCATATGAATAGTCGGGTTCGAAAACAGGTATATATTCAAGTAAAAGAAGGGGTGTAGACATATTGATTGTGTATTATTATGATGTAATCATACACATATTCAATTTTATGATTCTTATATTTTTGATGCCCTATATTTTTTGATTCGTTGTGCAGCCATAAACTTACTACAGAGATCAGTCAAGATTCCTACATCAACTCGATTCTTATCTAAGGATTCTACAAATCCAGTCCAACGCTTAATCCATTTTGGATCATCTTATTTCTCTCCTGCACGCCTCTCTGTATACAACTTGAACTTATCTAGCTTTCCCTCCAGAAATGCCTTTACAACCGTGGATACAGGCCATTGTTCTCGATTCTCTCGTTCCACGGTATCTTTCGCACACAATACATGATGACGAATCCGTCTCAGATTCTCTACAAATGATCGAATGATTTGTTCTGAATTCTGATAGGTCTTCCCTTTGACCGATAAGACAAAGGTAATCCAATCTTCCTCCCATGTGTTTTGGAGAGTATTATGTTCCTCGCAATAGGTTTTGTATTCGTTCTCTTTATTTTCCTGAATAAACTCGTAGATTTATTTGGTTTTCCATTGTTTGGGAATAGGAACTGCTTCCTTTTTTTCCTCTAATAATTGTCGAATATCATTTGGAATTTGTTCTTGTGGAAGAATGACTTCATTCAATGGTTTGTATTCTAGAGGAATAGTGGATTGTGTTTCTGGATTCTCCACTTTGATTCTGGATTCTATTTTAGAGGATCGAATGCCAACTTCTTTGGTAGCAATCCATTCTGTTAATTCGACATGCTTCACATGAATATGTTCCGCATTTCTAAGAATAGATTCATACATTTGATCCTTTTTCATTAGATTACAATGTCCACAACATGGACGACAGTTCTCTAGTAGATATCCCTTTGAATTATCAAAACGATCTATTCCATTTTTATCAGATAGTCCACATAGATAACATGATTGTTTGACCATTTCTGAAAATTCAATTTCAGATATTTGAAAGGAAATATTTCTTGTATTTGCTCCCTTTGCATAGGTTTTATAGTTTGGTGTTGTTTTGGATCGATAGGTTGTTGACCATTTTTCTACCAATGCATCTGAAATCGGCTGGGTGGTCGTCTGGTACACGTAAATCGCCTGCATTTTATCAATGAACTCCTGTGGATGTTGAGAGCCTTTTAGAACATTACAAGTTTCGCAACAAGGAACCACATTCTCTTCCATATACCCCTTTTGATTATCTACGCGATCAATTCCATGTACTTCACCCTCTTTCTTGCTATCACAATAGAAACATGGCTTGACAATCAACGATTCAAAGAGAGTCTTTGATAGAGCAAAATGAATACCACGTTTCTTTGCACCTTTGACATAATGATTCCAAACAACATGTTTATTGGTAAACGCTTCTGCTTTGAAATTACGTTCTCGATCAGGTCTTTCACTTTCCTGTTTCAGCAACTTTTCATAGCATGGAACACATCGCCTCAGAGGCTTATCATGCTTTCCTTTGGCTCGTATCTCCTCCGTTAGGGTTCGTCCACAATCCAAACAAAGGTTCGTATCCTGTCGCTTCTTATCATTTGCTTTTCGGTCATTGATTCGAGCCTTATGAAGACAATATGTACATTTTGCTTCATGATCTGCTAAGATTGTATAACATCCCCGCGCAATATCACAGTACTTGATATTGTCCTGCTTGGCTTTATCCATGATCGCCTGACGTTTATGCTTGGAACAGTATTGATCTGTCGTTTCTCTTCCACAGAGTTCACCCTTTCTCGCTCCTTGCTGAATCGGGGCTTGACAGGTCATTCTTGTATATGCCATAGATGATAAAATGTATGGTTGGTCAAATTTAGTGCGTTTGGAGTAAAAATTGATCTAGAAATTAATTTTATTATAATAGTTATATAATGTCAATTACTATAGATAATAAGCAAATATGCGATAATATATTTCATGATTCTAGCCATATATCATTTAATAAACAATGTATGAAAAAAATATATAGTTATCGTGCCAAAGATTTTAAGAGATGGGGAATAGCAGGAGATATATCAATAAAAGATATCGAAGAAATGCTTATAAGACAAAATAAAAAATGTTATGTATGTAAAGAGATTGTACTACTAGATTCATGGACAAATAATTGTTTATATCAATTTAGTATAGATCGTATAAATGAACATTTTCCACACGACCGTGATAATTTCTTAATATCATGTTATCACTGTAATTGTACATTTTATACCCGCGATGATTCTGAAAAGAAAATATGTATTAATGGCTGTCATAAAGATGAGAAAGTATTTAAATCATCACGTATTGAAGAATTACCTATTATGGAACATTTACGATTATCACACAATATAAATCGAGATGTACAACTAAAAATAGCATACGAAACAATATATGAACATAAAAAATCACAGTTTGAAAACAACATTAAAGATTTTAATAAAAATAAATTAAAGATAGTATTTGATAGATATATTATTGTACACCGATTATTTAGAATGTTTAAAGATGGAATAAATATATTATATAAATCTACTAAAGAATTTATGAATCAATTGTATGATATTCGTATGTGTATAAATAAATCAACAGAAACACATTTGCGTATGTCAAATACTCTAATTAGACCGTTTCATGAATGGTATGCGGATCTTCAAACAAAAAGAATGTTTGAAGATAGATGTCCAATTGAAATTTCTAAAAATAGTATATTAATTAATAGAATTGATGATATTTATGAAACTCAATATAAATCAAAACTTAAGAAAAAAATAGATAGGGTGTTTCAGACTATTTATGGACAGAAAGACTTTGAATTTAATCCAATTAATTTAATAACATTAACTGGATTAAATAATTATTTACTAATTAGTTATGAGATTTAATAAGTTTTATAATTTATATTTTATTCCACCAACCCAATAATTTCCTCATATGACTTTGCCAGCTCTTCCATTTCTTTATTTTTATCCTCATTGTTTGGATTCAAATAAGGATATTGTTGATAATAGATTTCAAGCTGTTCCTTAGCCGCTTTTAATTTATCCTGCAAGGATACATTCTTTGCGCTGGTTGATTTCCATTTTATATTTTCGGTTTTCAGATCAATTCCAAATCGTTCTCCATGCGATCCATTTGGTTTAATATACCATACATGTCTAGGAATTTCATCTACATTGACTCCTGAATCAGCTGGTAATTCGATACGTCGTTCTTTTTGTTTTTGATTAATATTTTGAGCAGATTGTGTAACAAGACAAAGGTTTTCTTTACGATTGTCTAGTCCATTGCGACTGATGTGATCGATTGATTCTTTTGCACCTTTTCCTGGAAATCCTAGTCGGTTCATTACCATATTATGAAGATAGAGTTCCTTTCTTTTACCATTATCGGGTACAGTATGACTTACATATCCGTTCGATATATAATGCCATGTAATATCTTTTATTTTAATAAAATCTTCTTTGTCAATTATTGAATATATATAACTATCTTGATATAGTATTTTCATAATAGTATATTCCTTATTATGATATATAACATGTGTATATACAATTGGATTTCCTGGTCTGCCTGCTCGTTGTACTTCTGCACATATTATTTCCTGTATATTGTTTTCCATTTTGATTGTTTGTCTACCTTCAAAATAGGAAATTTATTTTTATCAATTTTACACATATTCTAACAAAAACCAAATTGTAATGTATTTCACACCGGGAGGTATGATGAATACTATTTAGTTCGAATAAGCTAATCCACCCCAAGTGGTATGATCCTCCATGTTTCCAAGGA